ATGCCAAGACCGCCAAAAACATTTAAATCGCTAGATGATGATGAGGATATAACAAATATTCTTAAAGAAGCCGCTAACGAAATAAGCGATACAAGTGGGGAAAATTCATTCCTTGACGAAATTCCTACAGAAGATGTTGAAGATGACGTGCAAGTTTCGTCCGCTGATGGAGACTTTTCTGTTTCTGTTGGTAGCGTTAGAAGAAATAAACCGCCGGAAAAGTGTTGGGCTGATGGAATACGAACACCATTTGTAGTTGGTGATTTAGTTTATCTAAAGGGATCGCCCGATAAGATTTTTAAAGTATTGGGTCCATATAGTATACCAAATACATATAATATTAAACTATCTGGTACTGATAATGAACAATGTAATGTTCGTGAAGATATTATTAGAAAAGCAAAACCAGATGCTGTTTGGGTTCATATATGGGAAACCGTTGTTGATCCATATCGTGATTGGAAGAGAAAACAAGAAGAAGCTTTAAAAGTAAAAGTAAAAGTAAAAGTAAAAGTTACTGAAGTGTCTAAGAATAAACATATTACTAAAAAAGTATTGAAAAATAATAAGAAAAAGTAGTGTGTGATACACAAAGCCCAAAGTTTTTTACTTTGGGCTTTGTTTTTATCTATAACTCCTATAATAATACATAGGAGTTAATAAATGTCAGATCATGATAATACAGTAGACGTAAAAAATCCAATTTTGGAAAATCATTCTACTTTGAAATTACAATTTGGTCGCTGTACTGCGTGGCAAATTGTTAATGGTAATGCTAAAGAGTACAATAACATATTTGAATGTAGTGGGCCTGGACGCAATAACAGCACCTATATTGGTGATAAATTCGCACAGTCTAATTTTTGGCGGGCTACTACAGACAGGTTTTGGCAATATGACGATTTCTCATTTGCTGGTATCGCCGCCGCATCATATCTTATTGATGCTCACCGCTTTAAAATCTGGTTCAACCCAACGGAGTTTTATAACTACTTGTACATGTGTGTTGCGTATAAAGACGAACTTGCTGCTCCTGAAAATATTGTAAACGATAAGAAAAAATATAATGAGTACATGGAAGCTAGACATCAAGAATGGGAAAAAATTATTGATGGTTCATGTAAAAAATATGACGAGGCGTTGAATAAGTATGGCTTTGATCGTGGTATGGCGCAAATGCTTCGTATCTGTAAAAAAAATAAAAAATGGGATTTTAATGCGTGGATTGCGTGGAATAATATAATTACTACAGTACCATATGTTGCTCAAAATTGTGAATCTGTATGGGTACATGAAATGTTTCACATTTTATGGAATCACCTTGCTAGAATTGAAGAACGTGATTCTATTCAATTTAATCTTGCAACAGATTTTGCTATTAACCAGACTATCAACTTTACACAAGAATTTGCTGCGGGATTAATTACCTATCATAATGTTGGATTTATGAAGAGATTTAACCTCAGTACTATTAAGTATCTTATGCAGACCGATGCCGAGGTTGCTAAGTCACTTAAAAGCGATTTTAAAATTGATGATAAAACAGATTTTAACAAAATTACTGACAAGAAGATTACCGAGCTACGTAATACATTTATGTTAGATGGTTCTTCTGGATGGAATCGTATTGATAAGTTTGCTAACAAAAGTGCTGACCTTTACTATCGTATTCTCCTAGAATCATGTATATTCATTAGTAGTAGTGGTGTTGGTGGTTATGATCCACATGGTAAATGGGGAGAGCAAAGTACCGATGGTGACGCAGTTACCCAAACCAAAGATGATGGTAAGGGTGGCAAAGTTGAGGTCGGTGGTTCTAACGGAACTGAAAAATGCAAAAAAGCAAATGATGGGGCTGGTCCAGAATTTCATGACGATAACAACAAGCAACGCGGTAAGGGAGGGCGCGAAGAACATAAAGGATTTGATCCTATGGAAATTGCCGCATCACGTCGTGAAGTAAAATCAGCTATCAAAGATTCATTGGAGCGTTGTGGTGTAAATCCAGACGATCCAGAGGAAATTGAAAAGGCTTTAAAAGCTACTCCAGGAATGGACATCCTTGGTGCTCTTATTCTTGATTGGTTTAAGGTTCGTCGTAAGAACTGGAAACAGATTTTGAAGAAGGAACTCGTTAGTTACTCAAACCCACAAGACATTGATTATACAATGTCGCGAGAAAGTCGTGTCATAGAAGGATTCTTCCCAGGTAAAAAGCGGGAGCGTGGTCTGGATGTTATCTTCCAAGTTGATACTAGTGGTTCGATTAATCTCAAAGATTGGAACGATTTCACAAATCAAATTTCTGAAATTTCTCGTTCGTGTGATATTAAAAATACCCGTTGTTTACAAGTGCATTCAGTTATTGCGAGCGATGAAATGGTAAATATAAGCCAAATTAAAAACTGGCGAATCAAGGAAACTGGTGGAACAACTATGGTCCTTGGGCCAGCGAAGTTGAAGAAAGAAGGAAATAAGAAACTTCTTGTAATTTTCACCGATGGTTATATAGATGTTTTTTTAAACGTGATTACGCATTTAAAATAATCATTTTTTTATCAAGAGGTAACTCACACACATCACAAACATTTATAGAAAGAGGGTTCCAAGTTATAAACCAAGACGAAGAATAGACGAATAATGTGTTACACACTAAACACAATAAATCAGTTAACCATTTTGTAATTATTAAAACAACGTTATCATAAGATATAAGGACACAATAACATGCCTAGTCAAGAAATGAATATCCAACAAATCACAGAAGTAGTGAAATTTTCAATTGATGCAAGTAAAAAATCAAAATATAAGTTACCTGTATGCATATGGGGAATTCACGGAACAGGAAAGACACAGTTAGTTGAGCAAATTGCCGACGAAATGGGATATAATCTTGTAGTTCTTCATCTTGCTATGCAAGATATTTGTGATCTTATCGGTATTCCAACAAAAGTTGAGTATCAGCTTCCAGACGGATCTAACGATACGATACAAATTTGGGCATGTCCACAATGGCTTCATAATGCCAACGAGTCGTATAAAAAGACGGGAAAGCCTAATCTATTTTTCTTAGACGAGTTCAATCGTGGCAACCGTTTTGTTCTGGCTGCTATGTTGCCATTTCTTATTGAAGGTGTGCTACATGCTCACCATATTGGGCCAGAGGATGCTGTTATTGCCGCCGCTAATCCAGCCAATGAAAAATATGAAGTGAATGAACTAACAGACGAAGCACTTCTTAATCGTATGGCACATGTTGTATTCAAACCAACTCATACAGAATATGTCAACTTTCTCAAAAGAAATGAGGTTGACAAGACTACAGTTAAAGTCGTACAGAACCAGCCTAGTTATACTAAGATTCCTGACTTTGACTTGGGATTTGATGTTAAGCCTTCACGTAGATCAATCTTTAATGTAATGGGTATTATCGGTAAAAAAGGTCACAGTTGGATTAAGAACCATGGCAGTTATGTTATTGACGCATATCTTGGGGCAGCGTTTCGTGATGAGTGGTTGGCAGAGTATCAATCAAAAGATATGTCAATAACTTTGGAAATGCTACAAGATTTTGATAATAACAAACAAGATATTGAATTAGCTCTAACAACAATCATTGATGAACAAATCACACACCGTACAGACATCTTATCCAAAACACTTGATATTATCAAGACTTATATTAAGGATAGAAAGGATAAAATTAGTGCTGTTGATGTGACTTGGATGATTAAGTTCTTTAAAATTGGCATTATTCCCAGCGATGCGAGTGCTGCTGTGTTTATGGCAAATCCTGACATGAAACGTGCAATAATGCAAGATGCAAACATCAATATCTTATTAACAAACTTTCTGCGAGCACATGGTATTATCCCAGCAGATTCAATTTCACCGTGGGCAGCTGATGCCGACAACCGTACTGTATAAAGGAAACATATGAGCAACGATATCTCTTCTGTATTCACCAACATCATGCCTGTACCAGTGAAGGATCTTAATTCTTTTAAAGTTGCTAATATGGGAGTTACATTAATTGATACCAACCCAGCTTCTGGACGTATTGAAAAAATTAATGGTATTTCCACCCCACATGTTTGGTCACCCATCAACGCATTAATGTTATATCCTATAATTGAAGATTATGAAAAGAATAGATTGGATAAAAAGGATGTTGATTTGTCTATGGCTTGTGCGTGGATGACAGGCTTAACTCCGTTGGCTAGAGGCTTAGCCACACCACAACATATGTCATCAAATAGCTATAACTGGTTGAAGGGAAGGGCAGTATGTACTACGGAACAGATTTTGAGGTCGCGTCCTGATGAAATGTTGACGGCACTGTTTTCTAATATGAAATGGTACGGGACTAATAAACGTATTGTTGATAATAAACACATGCCGTGTGGTGATCAAATTACGAAACTTATCGAAAAGGGATATGTCTCTAAAACATGGCAACACGATCCTATCTCGGTTCGATATGTAGTCCAAATTCTAGGGGACTGCGCAGAAAGTTACGACTATATTTATTTTATTGGCGGCTCTGAAGATATCATTGGTGATGATTTGGAATTAATCCCTAAAAATTTGAGTTCTCTTTATGATCAAATTCGCACTATCAAGGACGAATTGAAAAAGACAAGCGGAAAGAAAACCGAACCAGAAGATGAAGCATCTAAATCAAATCCAAAGTTTTTGTGGTATGCATATGATGCGTCCTCAACGAATCCTACCGTTAGGGCTAATATTCTTGCTAAAAAGCTTCTTCGGACTATTGAAGGTATTATCTTTATTCGTAATTACCTCGTATATGCTAAAAACGGCATCGGTATCAGCGACATCAACGAAGTAGTAGGATTTGATGAAAGCACTGGTATGGCAATATATAAAACTGTAAAAATAGTAAAAATTATTGAAAAGTATGATAATATATATGCATATTGTAAGAACCTGTGTTATATCTTTAAGGATATTGGGGCTGGCGATATCATCTAAGGAGAATTATGTCTACCGTACCTTTCCAGTCTCAACAAGAGACACAGATTGATAAAATGAAAGAGTCGCCCCATGTTTGGGGCGACTCTAATTTTTCAGAGATTGAAGAAATTGATGTTGATGAATCTAAATTTTTTTGGATGGGTACAAATGCTAACATGACCGATACTCCACAAGAGCAGTTGGAAAATAAACTAGCCATACAACAACAAATTAAAAATGGTATTCTTGACGAATATGGATTGCCTACTGGGTTTACATATGATGAACTTGGTATTCCAAAAGAAAAACAAGAAGAGATAACAGCATCAAGAAATGCACGCCAACAGCAACTTGGTAATACAAATATATCTCTTCCACAGTCTATGAACAGATATGATACAAATGTTCAACAAAATGAAAAGAAAAATTATCTAAGTAAATTTGATCGCAAATTAGACCGCGAGAAAACTCGTATTGAACAAAAGAAACAAGAGAAACTAGCAAGGGCAAATTGGTTAATTACACAACACCAAAACGAAATCGCTAGTGTTAAAAAATAATCATTAAATAACGTATAAATAGATATATGGAAACAACATTTAAGTGCCCATCATGTGCTAGACAGACCATCGGAATTGTTCGTACAGGATGTGCTGCTACACATATTTGTCCATTCTGTAATAAAACTGGTAATGTTGTTTATATGTTAGAAGAAGTAAGAGAACCTATTAAGAAACTTGGTGATGGGTTGTTTCAAAATAATAAATAAAATATATTATTGACCAGAATAAATTTGATTATATAATATCTGTAGGAGATATTATGAATGTAATGGAATATATATATTTATTTGGACATCGCCAGCAAGCTGGAAAAGATTCGTCGGTAGAAATTATAAAAGATATATTAGATAGCCTAAATATATCACATATATCTTCTTACTTTGCCAAAAAATTAAAAGAACAAACTGCCGAAAAGTATGGTCTTGACTTCAATAAGATGGGCGATGATATATATAAAAAATCAAAACCAGTACATTTGGACGGTAATTTAACTATCAGAGACATTCTTATTAAAGAGGGTTGTTGTTCACGTGATATATGGCAAAATGTTTGGGCGTTTCCATTATATAAAGAATTATTGTTAAGCGAATGTCGTATTGGTTTAGTGTCGGATTTTAGATATCCTAGTGAGTATTTATGTTTTGATGAATGTTTTAACATAATAAACACACAAAAACAATTTATAAAACCAAAACTTATTAAGGTTCTTGTTTATAAACCAGATGGTAAATTTATTAACGATGGACCAGATAATCAGCTTCCTGATTTGGATTCATATTGGGACTTTACTATTATTAATGATGATAAGACACCAGACTGGAAACAAAATATTAAAAGACAGTTAAAAAACATGATAGAATCTACTATTGGAGTAAATAATGTTTTACGATAAAAATAGAGCCAAATGTTTAAACTGTGATGATGTAATAGAATCAACAAGTTCGGTTGATTGGGTGGAGTGTTCGTGTGGTTGCTTACTAATTCGTGGTGGATCGTCATTTTTAGCAAGAGAATGCGAGCCTGGAAAATTTAAAGAGCTATCTGTTATAAAAATTCCCGATGAACTTAAATTTAGAGATGACACACCAACACACGGATCACCACCACTTCCACCGGGATTTTTTAGAAATTAAACTCTTACAAAGAAAAAGGTAATATGTCAAATACAGAAACACCAGCCATTGATCCAGAGACAACATCGCCATCGGGTTATATTGTTTTTGTAACGGGAGAAATAACTCAAGATTTAGCGGATGAAGTCACAAAACAAATGATGTTATTTGATATGAATAATAAGATTAAAGGCGAACAAATGCCTATTACACTTATTATAAATTCACCTGGGGGCGGATTACATGCTGGATGGCAAATTTGTGATATAATGGATTTTATCGAAACACCAGTTCATACAACAGGACTTGGAGAAATTGCATCAGCAGCTCTTATGATATTTATGAACGGTGAGCCTGGTCATCGCATAGTTACTGATCGGACATCCATTATGAGCCATCGTTATTCGTGGGGCATAGCTGGAAATCACGCAGAACTGGTTGCGGCACAACCAGAATTCAAGAATGTACACCAGAGAATTCTTGATCATTATGTAGAATGTACTGGACTTTCCGTTGATATTGTTGAAGATCAACTTCTTAAACCATTTAATGTATGGCTTGATCCACGCGAAGCAATTAAGCTCGGGGTTGCTGATAAGATTTTCCGAACAAAGAAAACAAAGAATCTTAAAAGAGCAGCAACATTTGCAAAAAATCAAGGTGCTATCAAATCAAATTCAAAGAAAAATAAAGAGTTAGTACCAATTGTTTTTCACTCTAAAAATAAAAAGAAGAAAATTTAATGGATACAAAACTAGCGGTCATACAACGTGAACCAAATGCACTTATGGTTGGTGCTGAACATAATGCATTAGGTGTCGTTGAGCAAATAAATAAACTTACTCTATTAACCGTAGCAGATGCTAAAAATCTTGCAGCTGCTCAATCATTTATATTATCAACATATACAGATGTTCCAGAGTATAGACCACTAGTTATTAAATTAAGTTCAGTTCTTAATGATGGACAATTCCCAACACCAGACTCAAAATTTTGGCAATGCAAAAAAGAAGCAGAAGTACATTTTAATCAGATGGTATCTGAAATATATAAGTATGAGCGAGGAATGGTTGATATTGAAGAAATGGATTATGTTATTGCGTCATCTGAAAGAAAAATTGAAAGCGATACCATAGACATAGATCCAATTAAGTTGGGATTTGAAATTAAGAGACTTAAAATAAAAAGAGATGAATATATATTTAATATGAAAATTGTGGAAAAGTCAATTAAATATCGTATTCAAGAAGTTGTAGAATGGGCAGCTATTTCAGATTCGCTGAAAAATGCATGTAAGTATGATACAAAAGATTATAATGCACACATCGCTGAGAATCTTTATAAGAAACTTGAAATAGATATTAACAGTAGCCAAGATGATGGTGCCAAACGTAATTATTCGGCCCAGTTAGCGACCCTTAAACGGTTACTATTGGAATTTGGTATTAACCAAAAACAATAACCACTGTAGAAGCCATAATACACGGAGCGGGTGGATTGTTACTGGATTGACTACTTGAGGACTGGCTACTTGATGACTGTGATGATTGACTAACTGATGAATATAATGTATTGCTAGACGAAACCGAACTACACACCCACTCTTCAATTACTTCATAATAACAATAATATTCACTAGTACATGCTGGGCCATCACAATTTTGGAAATATTGTTTATAAAGATTTTCAAGATTACTACTACTACTAGAAGAGTTACTTAATGATGAATTACTTAAATCACTTGAACTACTACTTGACGAGTTTGTATTGAATAGGTCAAGAGAAACTACACCTGTTATCCAACCAGTTGCACACGAAATAGATTCGGGAGGAACTGTAGTTTCATAAACATAAGATGTGTTTGTTGTAAGTAGCACATGCCAATTACCATTATCTTGATCCCTAGAAATAGTTATATTTCCTGTATTTCCTGTCCACAATCCACCAGTATCTGATAAAGATATATTATCATAATCAGTGGCAAGTCCACATGTAACACCAATTACTTTGGCTGGTCTATATGCGTTAATTGTGTCGCATACGGGGAATGGAATATTGTTATTACTCATTTGAGATAAGGATGATTGACTCATTTGAGATAAGGATGATTGAGATGTCTGTGATATATAATCAGATGAACTACTAGAAGAGTCGCTTGATGAGGAACTTGAAGAGGAACTAGAACTACTACTTGACGAGCTACTTGAACTACTACTAGAAGAGGAACTAGATTGTGAACTTGAACTGCTACTAGAAAACATAACGTTTCCACATGGACAATTTACTTTATCAAAATCAATTCTTATTTTATTATCATATGACCTAATTTTTATACATTTACTTCCTGCTATTTTCTTCAGTGCCATTGATATATTACTGGAAGAACCTAATATTTTATTTCTAATTAACGAAACTGACTTTGGTTCTACTGGAGCATCTACTGTATTATCTTTAAAACGATAGTCTGGCGATAATACACGTAAGACACCATCTGTACATACGCCATTTCCACCCAAACTTTCTGTTACTGTATTATCAATAATATTTGTTTGACCATTCCATATAAATTTATCATTTCTAGTCTGTTTTAAAAAAAGAGATCCATCGGTTGAGATTGATCGGAAATATACACTCAGTATTTCTCCAGTTTTAGAAGTTCCTGCAAATATTTTTGAAGGATTACTTTCATCTGTATTATAAAAATTATAAAACCGTGTATCTAATTGTACAAATGGTTCGGTTATGGTTGGTGGCTTGATACGAACATTTTTGGAGGCGGTTAAGCTCGCAAACAGAAAAGAATCTTTGACATTCTTGTTGAAGTGCCAATAATAATAAGATTTATCAGAATGGCGAAAACTTTGGATAGTTGCTCTACCCAAATACACATCGTTTTCGGTTCCTACTGTTTTTACATTATAAATTTTATACTTCAGTGCATTCATGTTGTACTTATGTTTATATAACAACGAACCTTATCTGTACTTACTATTTTTATATGATCACTCATGATAAGTATATCTTCAAATTCTATATTCTCTGAAACTGTTGAACTTACATACAATTTAGAATTAACTATTATTTTTGTTATGTCTGTGATCGTTATACCAACTACTGCATAATAAATACTAGCACTCCAAAAATCTCTATCATAAACATTATCATGTCTCTCAAATATCCAGTCTGTAATAAGGAGTTCTTTTGTATATGATGATGAACTACCTCCACTACCACCATTTAATAAATCAATGAGCCTAACGCGAGAGACAAAGCGATCAGTAAATATCATACTACCGTCATCATCATAAGTGATTTTGTTACCAACACGACCTATCTGACATTCAGTTATTTGGAATGGTTCTTGTGACATAGTAATAGTATTTATGTGATGTTAATGATAGTCCAGTCAACATAACCCTGGAATTCAAGTTCTGCATTTAAAGTAAATCCCTTAGTTGTCTTATTAGAGTACCATATATTAATATTTTTATTACAACTTAATGAAATAGAATAATTACTAGTGGATAGTGGTTTTTCAAATATTACATCAATAGTATTTACTTTATTGAAAGTTGCTGTTCCTTGATGGTGTATATATTTATTAACGGGTGATGCGTCAAATATCATCGTATTTATTGATGATATAGCAGCGGATACGTTATCAAGGTCATTACCAAAGTAACGATCATGATAATCTGTGTGAAAATTAGCAATATGAAACTGAACTTTTATAAGATGTGAATTTGGTGCGTATTTTTTATCAACATATGAAATATTTGGATTTAAACATGCAGTTTCTCCTTCAACACATGTTGTATCAATACAACCACAATCTTCGTCTGTTACACAAACTATAGATGCTGGATTATTTTTTGCTAGGTTAATTGCGGTGAAACTAGCTACTGGTATATTTCCAACATAAACAAGGGGAACTGGGTAATTAACATAATCAGAACCATTGTTGACTACTGTTGCTCTTGCAAGTTCAACACCAACAGTTGCATCATATAGGCGAAAAATAATAGGTTCGGTCCCTTTTCTTTGTGTATATGCAAGTTTAGCAATAATTATTGCGAGCTTGTATGTATCTTCAATTGGAGGAACGACAATTTCTAAGTTTTGTACATCATACCATTTCCAAGAACCCGTGTCTGGATTAACTGTTTTTTCATAGAATGAAAGAGGTTTAACTGCATCACATATAGAAATTCCAGTAGTATCTGTAAAAAATTTATCAACTGACCAATAAACATTTAATTGATCACTACTATTATTAGTTTTTGGAATGTTTGCACAACTACGATGATCTGTTTCTGATCGTCCAGACCACCACAGAGAACCTGCAATGAGATTACGACGCCACTGCGAGCAACTATTAACGATTTCTTGTAGTGAATATTCACGTTGTAATGATGCGTCTTTAAAGTAAATTTGGCCATCACGATATGTAATGGCTTTAGTACGACTGTAAAGTTCTGCAAGTGAGATTGATTCTTTATTAAGAAATTTTGTTACATATGAGTCTTTAAAAAGAATATTTCCTTTACTATCAAACGACATTCCAACATCAATGTCAGACATTGTTCCATCTGAACGAGGATTAGCTGGTTTTTGAAAAACAACTCCTGGGATATACAGTGGTTCGGTAGCCATATGTTTCCTTATAGATTCCTAAATTGATCGTATGTATCTTGCTCATTAAGTGACGTTTCTACGGCATCCTTTGAAAGATTCTCTGTGTAAAATATACTCCAGTCAACTTTTCCTGTCCAATTTTTTATCTCACAATATATATCAAATCCTTTTTCTGTTTTATTATCCCACCATACTTTAACATTATTGTTAGGTGTCATACTGATACTATACATGTTACGATTAGTGAATATTTCTGATATAGGTTCATCAAAAATTACAGATACTATATTAGTATCTCCGAAAAATTCTACAGTTCCTCGTCTCTCAGTATTAACATTCTTACCGAGATCAAACATTACATAACTTAATGACGAATTTGAAAAGGAGTTTTCCCCATTACTAAAGAATGGGCTAAAATTACGCTTTGTATAATTTTTATTATACATATCTTCTGGATTAATAATTCCCTTATCCCATTTAAATGTTTTATTTGTAGTAAACAGATTCCACCATGAAGACGAATCATCGGGTGCAAGAGTACTTTCTCCACTATTTATGATATATCCACCAACAATGATAGCTTTATTCACGTTTCCTATAGCAGTTTGACCAATAAACCATTGCTTAAGTGGTAAACAGTTTGTAGCATCAATATTAGGTATATCACCACCAAGTCCAACACCGTCTTGATATCTTCTCCAATCTGTTTCAATAATTTTGTAACTGTTTGGGTCTGGAAGTATTTTATGTGTTGATGATCCCGTAAACCCATTATCGTGTTTAAAGAAATACTTATGAGCTACTGGATCAGTTGGTGCAGTAGTTTTATCTTTAAATTCTTGGATAAAATTTGTTCCCCATTCAGTATAGTAATTCTGTTCAGTAACTCCACAGCCTTTCTTTTCAGGAATATAAACCATCAATGGTTCTGTACTGAATATTGCTGGATCTTTTTTAAATGATATTTTTTTACGAATTATGTCATTAATAAATGGTAAAGTTGCATAACCAGACGCAGATATTGTATCAGTTGCAAACTGTGTTGGAAATATATATTCATCATATACTACACGGCAAGGAATATTAATATCATCGTCAGCAACTTTATTAAATTCGTCTGTATTGATAGAAGCTGTCAAAACAGAAAGATATACTTTATTATTTTCAGTATCTGTGCCTATACGATGTGCCTTAAAATTAGCAATTAGATCCCCGTCTTGTGGAACTTGATTGAATATTAGATTTCCCCACCTGGTTGTATCCGATTTTCCTGATGATACCCACACATTAAAATCCGAATTTCCAAACGGACCAGAGAATGGAGATTCTATAAATGGAATTGACCATTCTTCATGGTTATGTAATTCCCATAAAGGCATTCCATTAGCAGTAATACCATTCGTATAACATAATAAACTACTAGAATCTAACTCTTCTATGCTTGCACCGGTTAGAAGAGATATTACACACGGAGTACCGGAACCATTACATTCAACTACACATCCACCATCAGGCGGTGGTATGGTGCAACAGAATGTTTCTGGGATTGGTTGGGCGGACGAAGAAGATGAAGAAGATGAAGAAAAAGGAAATGATGCTATTGATGCTATTGATGAACCACTAGAAGGGACGACAACTGTTACTATTGTTGGTGGTGGATAGTATTTTACACTATTACCATATGGTTTATTCTCATTACCTTCGGTCATAGTAACAAATATATCAAATAATAACTCACCATGTTGGGTATTAACTAATTCAAGTAGAGCTTCCTTGTGACGATATGTACTTGAACTACCATTAGCAATTATATTAGCAATATTGGAATGAATGTTATTCCCTAACGGAAGTTTTTTAAGTGCTGGGTAATTAGCAACAGGAACGTGGCCTATATGAAATATATTAGTATGTGTATCTGATGGACTAGTAATAAGTTTATTTGTGTTATCACCATATGCAAACCAATAACCAGTACTATCAATCATTTCAACAAACATTGCTGGATCTATGCTTAGGTAATTCCATGGAAATACGTTATTAATTTGATTCTTGACTATATCTGGATTAATACCAGAATCTATAGGAGCATTTGTCACTGGTGGCAGTGTATATGTTGATTTACCATAATCTTTAGAAATATAACCATGTGAACTTGGTGATGCAATGAATGCTTTAGTTATTTTCCATGTACCAGAAACATTATAAGAATATGATGATATAAATTCTTTAACAAGACCAACAGATGCACCAGTTACAGGCACGGATACGTCATTATAAACAATATATGAACCATCTAAATTGTATTCTCTTCTAGTAGATGGATTAAATGCTAAATTTGAATCAGCAATTAACATACCTTCAAATGTTTGGCCTGGTAAACATAAGAACCAATTAGAAAGTGTACCTGATGGTGCTGCAATAGATACAGCGGTTGTCGGCATATTATATTCATCATTCATCATAGATATCAAATCACTACGCTTATAACCGTACATATTTAACGGTATGGTATTATCTACAGTTTTTTTCCAGTCAATATATGTCATATCGTATTGTTCATTGGCTACAATATCAATAGGAGAATTCACTACATTAATAGTTTTTGAATTCCACAAACTCACAGTTCTTAATATTTTATTACCATCAGAATCGTATGTTTCGTTAGTAGAAAGACCATCATTAAGATCGCGGTTATTAATACTTGTTCCAAATAAGGTACCAATGATTGGTAACGTTGAGTTTATCCAATATGGTTGCTCATTAATTTCTGGCATAGAATCACTCTCATCATATGTTATTTCATATGACCATATTTCAGTACCATTCTTATCAAATTTAGAAATCTTAAATATTTCTCTCCAAAACGTTGATGTTGACTGAGCATGTGTTCCATCGGGTTTTATATATCTACCAGGATATATTAATCCAGCAAATATAGTTTCTGCTACTATAAACATTGTTGCATATTTGGCAAGCCCGCTTTCTGATACAAGTTCCCGAATCCAATTCCACGTAACAGATCCTTTTTTGGCACGACCAGTAGCATCACCACCTAACAGATCAGCCCACGGAAAGAGAGTTGCTTTATCGCGCACAGAACTACTTCTTATAGCATTACTAACGGTAATTTTTTCTCCATCATTTTCTGTAAAAAATTGTTTAAATCCATCATATGATACGGGATGAAAATTCTTTCCACTAGGATTATTTGTCCATGTAATGAATGGTTGTAGGTTGTATACAAATGTATTCTCAGTTGGATCAGTTTCTAGTGTGCGAAACTGCACATCAATAAATTTATGTAATTCTGATACATTAGTTACTGAATTAACAGCAACCATATCATTAAGTGGTGTTATAAACCGATTATAACTTGTTGATTTACGATATGGAAAACTTGTAGCAGGAACGATACTTCCATTGATAAGTAAATTTAATCCAGATATAGATGATCCAGTAGTAAAAAATTGTTCAAACTTATTAGGCATTGACCACTTTTCAATAAACGTTAATTCGTTAACTAAAATTTTCTTTTCCCAGACCATTTGATCAAGACCAATTACGTGGTCTAGATCATAATCTACAAAGAAACTATGAAGTGTGTTACCAGAAACTTCACCAAATACTGTTGGGTTAAAAGAATGTGATATATAGTCATAAACAACATCATGTGATGTAACATCTGTGCCCGTAGGTTTTAATAAGTTGTCTGGATGAAACAAATTTTCACCAACGGTAGGACGTGACCATAACCACATTCCACCCTTAACTGTATGACCCGCATAGTCTGAGTTTAAACTGTTAGTAATATTATATCGTTCAGCAAAAACACTAGTCGGAACAAATGCGTCAGATATAGTTCCATCTGGCTTTTTAATATAGTTACCACGATAAGTTTCTGTTGTATCGTGCTCATTTATATAATCAAATTTACCAACATAATCGTTACTTTCCCCATATGCCTTTAGTTTCTCATTACCAGCATAAATTACTTTTGATTTCCACGCTTCTCCGTCAAAATATGTAGTTGATTGAATAGTTGCAGAATCAATTAATTTAGAAATCTTGATGGTGTGATCATTTCCAATAATGGTATTTACAAGTGCTGGATTAAATGATGCGTATGTGGCACTAATATCTGTTGTGCAAAGAAGTGGTTTATTAACAGATGTATAGTCCCGTGGATCACCAAGCTGAAACCATTCATTTTTTCCATCTGATAGACGGGTAGGAAACAAAGAATAACGCAATGATCCATCAAGACCAAACGTTCCACTGCGATGATTTGATCCACCAAAACGACTGACTATTACTTCCCAATCTTCAAAAGTTTCTAGTGAATCATAAATATGTGGTTGCTCAGTTGATCCGTGGATACCACCCCAATATATTGAATTATTAATATCACCTACACCAGCATGATAATATACAGCTTCAGGAAGATTGTCACGTCTGATCCATGTTATGCCATTGTATTCATATGATAAATTAAGAATAGGAGATTCAAATTCTTCATATGTAACTGGATATATGTATGCATTTAATAATTCGCTTGGACTCTTACCAGTTTTACCACCAGTAGCCAACCCTTTTACTGTATTTCCTACATAACATACACCATATGCTTTTACTGGATAGTTACGTGTACTATCAACCATCCACGTTCCAGCTTGATCTGATGCAGTTGAAGATCCGGAAATATTATATGTATATCTTGTCAAACCACCCCACGATACGAATTCAAAAATATCAGTTACCGTTGAGTTTGTTGCATTGAATAAATCAACAGATGTGTCAGTTCGGCCACCAAATACAAACCCATCAAAACGTGTTAGAGCGTACCAATTCGTATCTTGATTAGGATTCTGTACAGCAACTAATTTATAAAAATCAGTATCACGCATCAAGAAGTTGTCGTTAAACAACGTATGAGGCATAAATTCTTCTTTGCTCTTTATAGGTGATTTATTTTCATCCGTTATAATTATTTGTACGTCCAATTTTCCACCAGCACTATGGCGTGGTATGTTTGGTTGTGTTATTGTATAAGGAGATGCTGTAAACCAAGACGAACCATTCCATATGATTGTTGATGTTTCGTTATGTAATGAAGTGCTGGGTGGGAGATTTGAAGTACCAAACGCATAAACTGCTTGTTTGTAGCTTCCACCCATTAAACCAAGCGACCTTCCTTGGGGCATTTCTGCGTTCTGAATCGTACACCACGAAGTTCCATTCCAGCCTTCAGTTGATGAAACTTGACGAGTTGCTTGATTTTCTTCATGAGAAAATCCACCAGCAATCAAACCATATAATATATCACCCGCTCCGGCAGCAAAAGCCCTGCTTTCATTTAGTCTACCAACAGTATATGATTTTTCACCAAACTCATCAACTAAATTTTTAAAAGTATCATAGTTTGTACTTTTATAATGCGATGTACGCTCACCAGATGTATAACACGTTTCGGTAACAAGTCCAGTTGTCCAATGAATAGGATCTATAGTATTTTGAATATCAAGTTTATTAATACGAAGGTCTGCATGTGGATTTATACGAACTTCTACCGCAATTTCATGCCGATAACACTCTGGACATCCGGCATCTTCTTTCTCTGGTTCATTTTTAAGTGTAAAGATAACACCATCACATTTGTTTATATATTTTTTATCACATTTATTAACATCGAGTGCTTTTTCATGAGGAACATTTACATCATATATTCGTGTCAAATCATACTTAAGTGGACCAACATATGTTGATAGAATATTTGTTCCTACTTGTCCAATAATATTTGTCTGCACATAGGACAAATCTATTTCTTGATCAGTGTTGCGATCAACAATACGAACACCAAAGTCGGAAAGTTTATTAAACGATCCAAGTGAGAACATATCATTAACATAGTTAAGAACCATCATGATAATAACACGTTTTGAATCTTGAAATGGTTTGGTTCTAACAGAAAAAGAAGCAGCATCGTCATATCCAAAGTCATTCGCTAGTGCTAAGTGAACTAAATAATCTATATTAACCCAACCATTAACTTGATAATTCTGATCTGCGAGCATGCCAGCATATGGTGGAAATAAAGCTTCTTGTGCAGTTCCTTTATAGATAGCGGCTTGATCATTTTGAAATATTTGACGGGAACGTTCGTCGTTTAGTAATTTATCTATTGAGAAGTATCCAAAAGTGTTGGCTATATCTGTACAAAATTTTACATTGGCATATTTGTAATCACCAAATGTCATTTGTTTTATACGGAAATCATATATAGATCCAATAGTATTCAACTTATCAAGTAGTTGAACAACGTCAATATCAGTTACTATGTTATTAAGATATGCAGCTGTTTTTGTGTCTGTAAATGAAATCTGTCCAAGATCATCAACTGTAATTCCTTGTGGAAAATCTGCTAACTCTTTTAGAGTAAGGTTTTTTATTTTTGAATCTGGCTGATCAAATTTATAAGTATTTGTTGTAAATTCATCTGTAAAAACAAGTTGACCACTAGCATCAATAGAAGTAGTGCCTATAAGGTTTTTATTTGCGTCGTTTACGAACTGAATAGAATTCGTTGCGATGAATTCTTTAGCATTACTCATTCATTAACCCCCGTAAAGTTGCTCATATGCGAATACAACATTATATCCAGATGTTTCGGTGTTTACCGTATTAGTTACTGGTATATATCCAACAGCGTCAAGTGGTGAGAATGTATTACCAATAGACCAACTTAACTTATATCCAGTAATCGTTGGGGAATCGGAAAGTATAACTTTAAACGAACTTTGTTGAATATCAAAAATTGAGTGTACAAAGAATACATTACTTGATCCTGTTATGTCACCAACTGGAATATTTGAAGCAACAATATTAGCCATCGGCTTTGAAATCGCACCCGTTCGCATAGTTCCGTGATTAATCTGATAAATTTTCTGACCAGGAACAAGAGATTCATAACCTTGTGATAAATTAAGATAATTGAAGTTGTTTGTTGCAGTTATTGAAGCAACCGGAACATTGATAACAGAGTTCATATCAAGAACTTCACGAATGAAATGTACAAGACCCTCATATGTAACAATGTCTGATTTATTAGTACCAGAAATAGTAAATGTTCCACCATAAATAGTTGGAAGTTCGCTTATTGAATGACCGAGAATAGTAGTTGCATTAATCTTTGATTCACTTTTATCAAAATCATAAAATTCATTAATATCAATATCTTGAATTTTATAAGAATCATAAGGAAGAGTAAGACCACCTACAAAAACTTTATCAATATGAAGAAATCCAACATTGGATGTTCTATAAATTTTAACCTTTACTGTTGTAGTATTTAATGTGGTATTAAATGGTATATAAATAGAAGTCATTTCTGGAGCATTTCTAGACCCGTTATAATAATAAAAATTAGACACTGCGCCGACATTAAAGAACTTCTGAATTATTTCCGTAGTTCCTATAATTTCAACACCAATTTTCTCAGTAAGAGCATTGTTTTTAGTCCATGATGATAAAGAAGTTGATCCAGATGCTTTTAAAGAAAATATTAGTTGCTGACCACGAAGCGACTCTGGAATGTATATTTCGCGCTCAAGCCATGCTGGATTGGTGTTAGTATCCACACCATCTGTTTCAATGTATACTAGACGTTCTCCTACCGAATCAAATATAATACGTGAATCATTTACTACTCTAAATTGATTAAGAGCTGCCCATACTTGACATTTTTTATATGTGTCAAATTTTCCACCATTTGAAAGAAACCGCTTACCATCTTTTTTATAGTCCCATATATTACCAAAAATAAGAGGGAGAAGATGTCTATTACCATTATTGAATGATAATAAATAGTCTGTATTTTCTTTTAATTCTGCCAATGGACGATTAACATTGTGGTCGTTAACACTTAACGTGGGATTCAGTAATGATAGGGTTTCGTTATACATTGATGATTCCTCTTAAATTTCGTTCCACCAGTTAAGACCTGTTTTTATAAACAGATAATTAATTATACACTTAATCGGATAACTTGTACGAATTTTTACACGATCAGTACGTTTATCAGACCAATAGGTATTTATATTAGTGTTAGTAGAAATCACAACAGAATAGTCAGATGATGTTTTAAAATTCATAAGATTAACAGTTGATATCCCATCTACTAGCGCATTTGGACGAATAATAAGTTCATTTTTATACCATCCATTTAAATTACATGCAGAATCATAAGTTCCTGGTGGGGGTACAATAGCTGGACCGATTGAATCGGCTGGTAATGGAAGTAATGATGGGTTAGTAGGCTCGTCTCCTGCAATAAAATTTGTCCCGTCCCATTTTACATAATCATTGATTAGTGTGCGCTGACCAACATATATTGATTTTGGCGTTCTAATACCTGTTTGTTGACCAATCTTCTTATGGATAGCAAGCCAAGATACTTCAGATCCAAGAGAAAATCCACCATGAATAACTACTTGATTAACTTTTTTATCGCTCCAATAGAGGCTTGTATTATTATTTGAAAGGAAAAATATATAGTAATCATCATTAACAAACGGTGACGAAAATTTTATAATAGTTGATTTTCTTTCAGAATTAAAAGAGATAACTCCAGATTTTATCCACTTTGAATCTGTATCTTTAACTAATACCCAATCATATGGTGTTTCAAGACCATTAAATGAACCATTAATATTAAACTTATCGGTGGGTTGGCGAGTATACCACACCGCTACATTACGACCAGGGGAAGCTACTACACCACCACTTACTTTATTCTGATTAACGAGAACACTCATTTTATTCCTTTGGTATATAGTTATCTATTTCAAGGCGATAGTCAAACTTGCTTCTAATCTTATTTATTGTCATAAAATCGGGTTTAAATTGTCCAACATATTCATTGATAAAACTTTCCCATATAGGCATCTGTGTCTGACCAATTTGACGGTCATCAAATGCTACGTCAAATTTATTGCTTTTATAAACATTTTTAAAACCATACATGTACTGATAATCAATCTGAACAAGATATTTCTGATTATCATGTTGAAGGAATAGTATATTTTCTCCAGCATTATAAATTTTCTGATCTACAAAACGATATCCGTATGTTGTTGTAAATTTGTTCATTGTCCAAGCACCAATACATTTACTAAATGCGTTTGGTCGCTCATTGGAACCAAGTGACGATATTCTTTGAGCATTATAATACATCACAACTTGCTGGCCAGAGTAACGTGGTATTCTTACCCAAAGTACAAGACTATCAGATGAAACATCATATTCATCAGCACTCCATTCAAGTAACTTGGTATCTCCTATCATAGTGAATGCAATGTCAATATTATTAAGATTTATTTTCTTAAAATCAAATGTTATTGGTGCTGTAATAAGAGAGTCACTTACTCTAAGTGTTTCATTATTATACTGTTCTGCGTTACTTAATAAGTAACCAGAACCTTGTAACATAATAGGAACAACTAATTCTTGTTTTGTAATAGGTAGATTATTAAAATTTATAATTCTTTTGTTTTGGAAAATTTGAAGTTCTTTAACAGAAGTTGATATATTTGGGGTATCATAGAGAGGATGTGCCCAAGCAATATTAGAATGAATTTTAAACATCGTTTTAGCGTATTCTTCCGCATCATCAAGATATTCTTTTATTTCAAAATACGATAACGAACCACCAAACTTCTTTTCTGGATTATATTTAAGGATAAGTGGATCTAATGAATTGAATACATACGATGATCCTTGTGCCATATGCTCACCATTTAAATATAATTCATAATTTACAAGAACCTTACTATCACAACTAATCAAATCAGCCACTTGTAATTTACACGTATTAACAGTTACTACATTTTCTTGGCCAAGATAAATTACTGGACTAACCACAGCAATATCAAATCCTCCTGTAGTGTTTATTGTATAAACACTAAGTATATTTGATTGTGTGTTGTAAATAACTTCTATTGTTTTATAGTTACTATTTTTAACATTTATAGAAAATATGCTAATATTTCCAGAAATTGATGGTGGTATTGTAAATAGAGGATTAGTAATAGTACTACCATTAATTATATTTTGGTGATCATTTTCTTTTATAATATGGTGATGAGTAGCATTACTGTCATTATATGGTCCTAGTGTACCAGATGAAATAGTAATTGATGATGTTGCTAAACGAAAAGCAAATGTCGCTGACCATTCGTCGTGATTATCTTCAGTATCAAACCATATAGATGCATCATTATAATGCTTCAATTTAGTACCTTGTGGTGGGCCAAGGTCACAATAAGATATTGGTGAAAAAACATTATTATAAAGATTATATGTATTTCTAGTATGTGAAAGATTAAAATTGTCAATTCCGTTCCAATTATCAACGACAAGTTGTACTTTATTTAAACTACGTTCAGATATTGTGTTGATGGCGGCTATTGATGGCGTTTTAAGTACTTGTGGTGATATTTTATTAAGAAGTATATCTTTTTCCCAAATAAGTGCTAATTCTGTAAAATAATTCTTACCCGATAGAACAAAATCAGGAGATGCACTTGGTGCAGTTTGATATGAGTTCTCTGTATTATATCCTATAGTAGTAAACAAATCATCTTGCATTGAAATTGATGTGAGAAAAAAATCATCGCGAATTTTATGATCTTGTCCTGTCCAGTTATTTGATATAACTTTATTGTTATAACCAGGTAAAGTTTCATCAAATGTTTCATTACGGAACATATTTAAATCTAATGATATGACTCCACATGACCATTGATATTTTTCGTGCCCGTAATTAGCTTTATATTTTGAAAAGGTATCGGCAGATGTAGAAAGAGTTTGACCATCATCAAATTTACTTATCTGATTATAAAATACATAAAAGTAACTACGTTCTGGTAAATGTGATGCAAATATATCAACTATATACTTTTTATTTATTTCTCCAGATATCATACAACTAAACACATCTTGAACTGCTCTCAACGATGATTGTGATGTAATATCAAATCCAGTAATGGGACCAGTTATATGAGACGCATCAACATCAATGAATTTATTATCATATGCATTATTATGTCTTTCAACAATAAGGTCATGAAATTGATTATCTATGTTACTATAAAAAATATGTGTCTGGTTGGGATCAATATTGATAACTTTATGAATCTTTCCAATTTCATTAATCGTCGGAATGAGTTCTTTTATTACGATATCACCAGATGTTAAAGATCCATGAAATACTCTAGAAAGCGACAGCCTCGAAATATCTTTGTTTATTCTTATAGACAAAGAACCTATTGTAACAATGTAGCAAAGATCAGCATTTATGAGAGGCACATTTACAGGAACTTGAACTTTTATCCACACTTTTAACCATTGACTTACAGAAAGAGATTGGTTAATGACAATTGATGGTGTAAAAATAGCACCAGCAATAAGTAATTTGCCCGTACTATCAGATTCGTCGTCTAAAAGTATGCTGTTTTTAGAATCACGATCTCTAATAATTCCTTCAGACCATAAAGATACTTGAACTTCAGTAGTTGGACTATTGGTACAAGTAGATACGGATGACGAAATTGTTCCAAGATACTCTTGGAGATTCTCACGCTCATTTGGCCCAATATATAATGTACGATAATATGTTAATCCAGTACTAAAGTCAATATTAGTTACTGGTTTAAAAAACCAAGTAGAATCTGTTGAAAGGTCACTTGGATACCATAAGAAATAATCAGCGGGACCAAATTTATCTTTTATTATAACTTCTCTACCTAATGACTGACCAGTCCAATCACCTGTGTACGTAAGCGTTACTGAATCATTGCCACGGGATGGTCTATATACAATCATTAATCACCTTATACCTATTTATCTAAATTATACAGATTCAAGAATTTAATACTATACTTATCTGTCCTTCATTTGTATAAACCTTATCTATTGTTCGGTTAGTAAACATTAAATAACGATAAATATGATCAACATTGAAGTTATTGTCTTTCACAAATACACTATATTGGTCCTTAAATGTCTCGGGAACAATGGTCACATTTGTAGAACCATTTAATTTTGATGTAATGATAACAAGATTTTGAAATATTGCTGTTTCAATAACATCCTTCTCTAAAAACTTCACAGGATTCATATTACTATCACTATAGTAAAGAATATCATCAACATGAACTACGAGAGTATTGTTAAGAGTCTTTCCAACGAAATTAACAGTTTGAAATTCGCCAAAATAATGTTTTATAGCGGTGATAAATGTTGATGTATCGGAGCAATCATTAACACTTGCAAAATTGCGAAGTTTTGGTTTTTGAATACGATACATAATATCCGTAATATAAGTATATTGGTTGAACACGACAATGCCTGACATATAACCTGATGGACGCTTGGACATTGCTAGATCGGTATTGACGTTTCCACTCACGAATTCTCTTCCGGTCTTTTCGCCAATTTTATCAAGATATGTAATATCAAGGTTATTTAATCCTTTAACAATATATGATAGTTCCTCATAATTACCTTGGTTGATATCTGATATATTAGAGTTTTTTGAAGATATATTATAATTAATTACTAAACGTTCTGATTCGGCTCTTTCGTTAAATATTACTCTTATATAATCTTTTGTTGCAATAACACGAAGCTTATACCACGTATTTGATTTAATATTTTTGGTATTATTATCTCCAAACCCCACAAGAAATGATTTTTTCAAGGTGTCTGTAGTCGCGTCATATTTAGCAATTCCAAGTCCGACATCAAATTCATATGTTCCAATACCAACAAAGTAATATTCACTTAAATTATATGTTTTTGTTTTGTAGCTGTATGTATTATTAGCTTTAATAACAAATTCAAGTCTCTTGCCACGATAATCTCCGATGTAATCAAGAGCCTCATCAAAATATACTGAAGTTTCCATATCAAATACGGGGCTGGTTTCGTCTATTATAAAAAGTTTTTGAACATCAGGCATTACCGATAGATTTAGGTTTATATCTTTAATAACATTTGTAGAACCAACTTTGCCACGGTCTGTATCAATTAAAGTATTACTAGTATTGACGCGCATTGCGTGTGCTCCACCCACACTAATAATATCATAAAGAACATCATTGTTATTAAATACGAGATTTTCCGATGGAGTACGTTCTACAACTTTATATGGTGTTAGAGACGTTGCTTCATATGGAATAAACGAAATCTGGTTTTTATTATTGAAGTTTTGAGTATATTCCTCAAATGTAAAATTGTTCTGTGATGTATTAAAAACATCAAGATATAAATTTAACATATATTTACCAACCATATCCGATCCATTAAGATATTGATATGATGAATCATCAGACAATGTAAGAACATTATCATTACTTATTGTATAAAGTGATGTGTCAACAACATAATTATTTAATTTTACATCGCGTATATTTTCTATCCATGATTGCATAGTATTAATTTGATCAGGAAGAGCAAAGAAATTTTCTTTTGTCCCATCAAAGAAATAACGGAACTGGTCAATAACATCCCATGCAATTTGATCAGATTTATTGTAGTTTATTTCTACATATGAGCCAATATTAAGATTAATTTTATTAAAAATACCATAGTCCTTATATAGCTTACAAACAGAACTTGGTATTGGTTCATATACACCATCAATTGACATATTATCTAAAAGATACTTATTCCATAATGAAAAATCTATTCCTTCATTAAGAACGTTTTGGCGATCAACGGCATCCATTTTATTGAGAAGTTCGGTAAGCAGACCAAATGGAACTAGTGTTATACTTGGAACCTCACCGCGACCATAAGATCCGCGAATAAAGTCAGCATATTGGATAGTATTACCATTTGGTTTATGTGCTTCATCATACCAAGCGAATGGTAAATAGAATGTATGACACTTAACAACAGGTGCTTTCTTAAACTTTTCTTTCTTATTGGTACCTAGTATTTTTAATTTCATTCTTTCGTTTTCTGAAAGAATGTCTACATCTTCTTGGTCAAATCCAGAATTGTTGATACGAACTGTTACTTTAGCATAATATGTGGTATTTGCTTGAATAATATCATTAATATCACCATCTGTTAATCTAATTTGTAAAGCATTAAATGGTTTATCGGCGGTTATACATTGGGCGTTTGATATAAGAGATGCTGTAAGATTAAACGTAAAGCCACCAACTTTATTCCCAAAAAGAACCTTTAGGGCTGCTCTATCTCTTTGTTCATTGCAGTTAACAATGGGATTTTGGTCATATCCAAAATAATTAAGGTTTGTTGTAAGATCATTAGTTAAATCAACAGTTATTATATCAAACTCTCTTTTTCTGAAAGCACCGCTCCATTGGGTATTTGATGATTCTGGGAGCCACCATCTATAATCACTTGATATATCATATGTTGAAGTTTGTTCAAGAGATGTTAAAAGCTTTCGTACATCTTCGTTAAAAAAGAAATTTATTCCTTTTTCTGTGGTTGATAGATTTGGTTCAGCATCACGATATATATTAGATTTAAAATCAAGGTTAGCCGATAACCAGTAACGACATTGTAATTCATTATATGAGTTCTCGTATTGATTTAATGTCTTAAGTGTTATTGCTCCGCTGGTATTTGAATATGATACTTGATCTTGTGATAGTCTCACATAAACACCATTAAGATTAATCATCATCCCACCATACTCTTTAATATACTGTTTGCTAAGATTATATGTCTTAATATGTTCGTTGAGAATTCCAAGGGGTACACATAAATCGTACTTTACATAGTCACTATAAAGTTCTGATGTTTCAAAATTATTATCTGGAGCAAATTGTACAGCATATCGCGGAACATGAAATGTAAAATGACCATAAATGTATATTTCATTTTGTAATTCTGTAGAGTATCTTTTGATTGTTGTAAGAATATCTTTACAATTACGGAAACGAACACCTATAGTGCGTTTTCCACATTCAGTATCTACTATAACTGGATTAAAAAAATTATTTTTAAATACTGACTGGTCGTTAAGAACTAATCGTCCATTAAGTTCTGGGAAAAAGTTAGATAATGGAAATATTTCTTCATACACACCAATGAAACCAGGAATACGACTAGATAGTTTATATTGAGCTATACGCTCATTTGTATAGAGAGTTTTTCCATAACCAGAACCATCTCTTGTAGTAGATGAAAATGCATCCCCTGGTTTTACTTCGTAGTCATCTAAAATTGGTGAATTGTTAGCTATGAATAATCCAACTGAGCCAGATGTAGTTCCTCCTAAATTATCTTTATATATATCCTTGTTATATACTGTATTTTCTGAAATAAATGGAGATTTCTGGCTACCAAACGGGATAATAATATTATCATAGAATTTTCTATCAAGATTGCCATCAATTGAATAGTTATTATTAAGCCACAACTTATCAAACCAAACAGTATATCTAGTCGCTAATTTATCACTAACTGAAATATTATTAAAATAAATTGCTTGAGTAGACGATGCTTTCTCAGATGAAAGTTGGTATTGAGATGTTTGTGGGTTAAATTTATTAACAATAGTAGCATCAAAATACGGAATAGTATTATCATAACTACTGAATATAATATCACGCTGGCGTTGCCATTCAAGATATTTTGGTTTTAAGTATATTTGTTTTTCTACTGGTATATAAAGTGTTGTGTCTAAATCTCTATTGTTTATTATAAGCTTAGAAACATTTATAATAGTATTTTTACAACCAAATCCTATAGATCCAGCATCTCCAAGATACACATACTCCATGTTATTAATAACTTGGTTCTTTATATTGTAACTAGTTACGTTTTCTTGACCAACATTCATATCAAGATTCTCAACAAGTAAAATCCATGGGTCTGATACAATATCTTTACCAAAGTTATTATTACCAAGTCCAGTTTTAATATCACTAACCATTTGTGTTTCAATACTTAATCTGCGTATCCATGCTGAAATTAATGATCCAGTTACTGTAATCTTTAATTCATAAAGTTGGTTATAATCAAAAGTAAACAACTCTTCAGATTGTAATTCTTTTATTAAACTATCAAATACAATATTATCATGATTGCCCGTGAGGTTTATTTTTTGTTGAATTACAGAACCATCGGTATTTGTTAAGACTTTTGATATACTAAATGTGTTTTCTTTAGCACATATAGTTGCTTTATAGTACTGATTTATTGCAAATTTTTCTTTTGGATCATTTTTTATACCGCGAAAAATAACATGTATCTGATTGTCTGGAAGTCTCATATTATATGTTAACTTCTCTGGTTCTTCAAACGAAAAAGTTACTGATGCATCAAAATCTTTTATAGCATCATCTTTAGCAACTACCGAAGATTCTATTGCCTTCTCGTTAGCTACCAAATAAGATATAGACATTCGTTGACCTTGATCAAGTAAATGATTAAGTTCAATGAAGTTTTCAACTTGTATATATGGATAATATTGAAAATAATCATTCAATGGCATTGCTGATACATTAACAATAAGACCTCCACCAGAAGGAAGAGCAGAACGCCAATCAACTGTATATGGGTTAATATCGTTATTTTCTGTAAAATTAGAGATTTCTGTGCCGTTATTGAGGCGAATATCACGAATAAGAAACGAATGAATATACTTTATCTCGCTTATTGTGTCTTTATGTGAACTATTACACGCTGATGTGCTTGTATTTGTTACTACTGTTTTTAATTCATCAAATACGATTCTGTGTTGTTCGGCTTCAATGTCTAATGATTGCCAAGGTGTAGTTACATATAACGTTGCTAAAAGATCACTGATTTCGTTTGGTGTCATCCACATTTCTACTGGCGTATAATACGTATCAGATCCATATCTTACTTGTTTTACATATCTTGAAAGTTCATAAATATCCCAACTTGGATGTTTACGATTTATAACATTAGCAAGAGTAAATGCGCCAGCATCTTGTTCATATTTCTGTACTTTATAGTAAGAATCTATAGTGATACTTCCTTCGTTCTTGATAAGGTGACCGCGATCATTAACATTTCCTATAATCTTAACATTGTCCCACGCCAAAGCGAGTTTATTTTCATCAAACGTTTTTTCAGAAAATGTTTCTTCGGTTATACCCTTTGAGGTCTTTCCAAAATTTACTGTCCAAAGATCAATAGGTTCACCATCTAGTGAGAAAAATTCAAGAAACTTAATAATATCTTGTGGTGTTCCTTTTTTCTTAAATACATCAGAGGATCTTGAAAGAAATTGACGGAAACTATTTATTTCATCAGATGATGCCGTATTAGCAGTTATACGATCAATAATATCGTATTTACTAAAATCGCCTTGATTAAGTGTGTATCCAACTTTACGATAATATTCATCATGACCTAGTGTTTGTGCGAGAACTTCAAAGTATGTAGGGTCAACTTTTTCAATACTAACAAGATTGTATATACCAGATATCTTAGTGTGAAGTTTATCAAAAAAATTACCAGCAACTTTAAACAAAGCATCCATTTGTGGGTTCTTAATGTATTCCCATGTTGGAAAATTATCAATTAGAAACTTATAAAAGCGACCTTGAACAGTTACTTCTTTAGTAAATGTATATTTAAAATAAAATGTTTGGCCAGAATGAATAAAACTTTCCGACCATACCGTTAATTTTACTTGTACAAACCCTGGCTCAAGAAATTTATGTGAAACTGTAGGATCATAATAATAATTACCATCGTTAAAATGCCACTGATATTTAGTGATATTAGTTATAGTATAGTCAGATAAAACAAGATCGGCTTTATCTACATTGCCTTCAATATGGAGACTATCGGAATCAATAACAGCACCAATGGTACTGTTATCTGAAAAATCAATTTGTTCGTTGGCATATGCACCATCACCATTTATTATAAAATTTGCGGCAAATGACATTAATTAGCCCTCTGAATTATTATATCGCCAAGTTTAGGAAATTCATATGTATTTAACTGAATATCTAATGAATAATTCCATTCGGTTGTACCGTTAGTGTATGTTGTACTAAATAACGGTTGAAAAATCTTAACTAACGAAGGGTCACGACGAATTAGTTCCATAAGCTTATTGCGTTGAAGCATATCAGCATCTGCACCCACCCCACGAATATCAACAACATAATCACTTGCATTAAATTTGTTTCCAGGATCTTTATTCATCATTATTTCTACTTCAGTTACTCCATCTACTTTTACAGAAGCTACCATATCAGAATGAGGTATACGATCACCTAGTTCGTGGTTAGTATAATTAAAGTAGTTAAGAATATTCTTTTTCATTTCGGTTTCTATAGTTGAGGCATTTGCAGTCCTCTCCTTACTATATCTAATAAGTATATCAATTGGTATCCATGTAGCGGGAAGAATCTCGTGTTCTTTACCAATCATTTTTATAGGTGAACTATCAAGCTTGTTGATAATTACATCTCTTAAGTTTTTTGGAATAATATTACTTCCATCTTTATTCAATCCAATAACAAAAACATAGTTGAACCAGTATTTTTCTAGTTCTAGTGTGGGAATAATTTTAGACTTAACAAGTTCATCATAATTTAATACACGACACTTTATAATATAATCAGGAAAAACTTCAATTATGTAGCGACTAAGATCGTTTGATGATACATTACGATTCTGTCTAACAAATGTATTTGAAATATTAGCTCGTAGTTCATCTACAGATTCTACGTTAGCACCACCAGAAGCTAATTGATTTTGTGATATTATTAGATCCTTGTTTGAAATTCTAGTATTTTCTGAATCTATTATTATTGTTGATGGCGAATTTCCTTGGAAAAATACTTGTGTTTTTAAACCAATTATTGATACGAGAGAACGTTCAAATTCTATATCTGTTTTATCATTACCAAGTATGTATTGTGATACAATTACTTCTGAAGAAATTACATTTTTTCCTATATTACCTTCGGCTCCTATTGAGGAAAGTCCAAGAATAAACATTTCTTTATTATTTATTGAAGTTCCCCAGTTGATTCCATCTCCAAATTCTATTTTAGCAAGTTTATCTTGGTTAACATAAACTCTAAATACTTTATTACCTGGATAGTCTGGTTCGTCGTGTCCCGTCCCCGCACGACTCCATTCATCCCATTTACCTTGAGTATTTTTAGCAAATATGCGAATAGAATTAGTAGAAATATCACTATTTTTTATAATAAAAGAAAGGCTTTTTTCATGTAATTTTGTTGGATCTATTGCAATATTTAAGAAATTATTTGTAGCATCAACTACATTATTAACATTTACATAAGTGAATCCAACAGATCCTTGTAAAAGTCCGCGAATATTAAATGTTTCTGGAATATCTACAAATCTAAATCCTGGTATTTCTCTTGATACTACTGTTCGTCCCGTAAAGTCAACTTCACCGTGTCTCTGAAACTGATATAAATTTGTTCCGTCGACATACCAGTCAACAATTAAATCTGTATCAATTCCTGATTCTTTCTGTATAGTAAACTTTCCAGCTTCTTTTGAAGTATACCAAACTGCAACATTTTTGTTAGGAACAAGTTGAATTGCATATTGGTCATCAATAAACGGTATATCTAACGTAACTTCAGCAGTTTCTTGAGCAATAGCAATAACCTTTTTATTAGATTGACGATATGTGCTTTCAACATCATATGGCGTAGATTGGTTGTCAAAAAAGTTATATACAGACCAACTTACTTTACCTTCAAAATCTTTTTCGGTTTTTATATCAAAACCATTTGGTGTCATATTTTCATACCAAACTTGTACATTATCATTAGGTGTAAGCTGAACCATATAGTTGGAAATTGCACCATCAACAGTCATCACAGGGGAAAGTGGTTTACTAAACTTAACAGGAATTGTCTTTGTCTTGTTCTGAATAATCTGAGTCGCTATCCAGTCAATGTATCCTTCAAATTCGGTATCGGGTTCTACGTATATTTTGAATCCGCCATCGTTAGCATCAGCAACCCATGTACGAATATTGTTATCGGGAGTTAATTGTACTTGATAGCGAGCGGTTGTTTCACCAGAGCCAGGAACAAATATATTATTGAAAATAACTTGTTGCGATGTTTTTCCAGTATTAAAATAGATGCGACCAGCTTTCTGGTGTGTTGTCTTGAATGTTACTTTTTCTGTTACTTGCAAGTTTCCATATTTGGCACCAGGACCTGTTTGTAAACTTTTAGTATTAGAAGTAGCATCCACATTACGTGTAGAAATTTTTGCAACAATAACTTGGTTGTTTGTTGGATCTTTCGTAGATACATCTAGTGTCGCCAAATAACCAAGTTCTGGTTTTGTTGTGTCGTTTATTGTTAAGATAACATTATAAGAATCAATACCACTATCAAAGAAATTTTCTTTAAATTTAGGAGAGCTTATAGTTCCCGATGTAAATGTATAATAATTTCCATTTACAAGAACAGTGAATGGTGAACCATTTCCATTTTCATTAATGACAAGATTAATTTGTTCAACCGATTGTCCCTTTCCGGGAATGGTTGAATAAGTTACATTTACACTTGTTAAATTTTCCATTCCAGTCTTACCAAGATAGAAGCGTTTGTCTGTTGACATTTCTTTCATTGATATTGTATATGTTTGTTGTACTGGATCTGCTACTTCAACTATTATTTTTCCGTATATATCATCAACTCTATCATTAAGAATATTTATGTCTGTAACAATTTCAAGATTCGGTGTGGATGTTCCTATGTCAAATTTCATTAATACTGGATATTCAACTCCTACAACAAGAGTTGATGAAAATGATAAGCATGATATAGTTGAAATAAATGGCAAGCCGACACTTGATGTGTCTGCTGGGTTTTCTTTCGGATAATTAACTGTATCAAATCCACGATAATTATCTATAGTATTTCTTTTAATTATTTCAAGCGGTTTGTTTAAACTTAATGGTAATTCAATGAAAAGTGGATTAATAGTTACTGGACCATTTATAGTCTCTTGAAAGAATGCTTTGGGTGCAGTAAATGGAAGATTGTATCCTTTATATTTAAAGTCAGATTGTTCAACCTTATTTAGTCCAAAACCTTTTGTTATATAAATTATTGGAAGCGGATTGGTGAAAATAAAATTCTTATTTGTAGTTGTTTGTTTTGTTGATGGAAATATAGAATATGCTGGAATTTCAATATATTCACCTTGTTTTCCGTAAACATATTCTGGTGTCAGAGAGCCGACTACATCAACCATCGCAGAAACTATTCCTCTAGCATCATATCTAAGTAACTGTCCAATTTTGTTAAGGTTATTATAACGTTTCGCAGTTGGAAGAAATACCTCATTAGCAGCAGAATTGATGTAGTAACCATTAAGCGATCCAATATATACAAGAAGATCAGCCAAATTGTTAATATTTGAACCTTTGATGTTAATATCTTTGAAAACACCAGTTTCGGTAAGCTGTTGAAGAACGTCATTCTTCATCGCTTCAAAATCATAGTTTACATAATTAATGGTTCTGCTCTGATCTGTCATTTCATATCCTTAAAGTTTTTGGAGTACCACTTCAAACTTACCTCTTTCATTTTTTCTAGAAAACCGATAGTTTATGTAAAGAGTATATTCAAGTGTATCATAGTTAAGATTCTTATCTATTGACTCAATTATGATACGAGGTTCGTAAATTGAAAAGTTTCTCTGAATATCGTCAGTAATATTTTTTAATGTTTCGGTATCAAAGATTTCAAAAAGATAAGATTGGAAATTACATCCAAACAGTGGATCCATGACACGGGAGCCTTTACGAGTATTTAATATATTAAAAAGTGATTGATTAATAGCCACAGTATCATATACTTGCGAAATATCACCTTCATTGTTTAAAAGTGGCGAAAACGCAAGATCAGAATATATTTTGGCGAGTGTTGCCATCTTTTAAAAACCCTCTAAAGACTATATCTGTTATTTATAATATTTTATCGTACTAACAGCATATTAAACATATTAATTGGTATTAGATGCATTCTCTTTAAATTCTTTTGTAGTTCCACCCTTAATGAACTGTTTTTTACTAACAATACTTTCAGCATCGGTTGTGGGAGACTGAACTTGTGGTGCTGGTTGTGATGATGCACTTCCTAACATAACAGCACCACCAACGTTTACTGACATTCCCGCTAAATCAATTACGGGGGCTGTCTGTTGGAGTCCGGCTGATGCATTAATTCTTGTTACAGCATCACTGGCGATACTATACACAGATTTAGCTTTACCTATAAAAGTTGTGCTAAGCATAGTTTGTTGAAGGGCTGCTTCAAAAACTTGACTAGTTTTAGCTTTCATGTGTAACTCTAAAGATTTAAACTTAGCAGCCATCTTAACCGATACGTTATATGATCCTTTAATATCAACATCATAGTTACCATCTATTTTAGTTAATAAGTTGCCTTCAATATGATATTGTAATGATCCACCAGCATGTATATTAATATTTTTCTTAGCATCAATATTGATACTAGCATCTGATACAAGATCAATATCCTTACCAGCACGAATACCAACATTACCTAAAACATTTATTTGAGCATCACCATCTACTTGTATGTAATGACTTTTTTTAACATATACATCAAAGTCACCACCAATATGAAGTTCAAAATTATTAGCAACTGCTTGTTCCAAATCATTGGCTTTACCATCAGTAAAACCAACAACAACTTTGCGTTGTCCTTTATCATCTGTATACTCCATATATCCCTTATGCATGATATATGTACGTTCACGCCCATCTTCATTGACACTTATAAAGGTTACACCACCAGGACTCGTATAACTAGAAATGTGATAATTTCTAGTGTCGCTAACATTTTGTAATGTCAGTCTTGGTTTATTAATGGCTGTAGCAACTTTTGCTTCACTCGCACAACTTTTTCCAGAATGAACATTTGTATCTGGTGTAAAAATATTGCGAATACTTGATATTTCAGCAGCTTTTAATTTGATGTCATTCTCAAGTTTTTTCTTTTGTTCGGTCCAATCTTTCCCTTTAAGCGCCGCCGCCCAATATTGTGGGCGTCCATGATAATTACAATCAAAAAATACCCAAACTTGTGTACCCTTACGTGGAACAACAAAGTGAGCACCACTACCTTCATTAACCATAACACTATCTTGGAATTCTTGTGTTATAGTTTCTGTAGAGCGTTTTGGTGGAACAAATTTATCGTTGCCGGCTGAATATCTTGTTGTAGACTTTGAAGATTTTGACTTAAGATTTTGTCCACCAGAATAATAAATTGATAGTGCTGGTTCCGCCCACGGTAAATGTCCTACAGGTGTTTCAGTTGGATCTAATGAGTGTATACCAAAAATACGAATACGAACACGACCAAGATCCAATGGATCTTCGTTATCTTCCACGATTGCTCGGTAGTTTCCCGGGAAATCAAATTTATTAGTATCAATTAGTTGATAGTCCATAATTTAATAAAAAAGAATAAACCAGACATCTTTACCGTCGTCTTCCCCAGGAATAACTTGTATACCTCGGAATACCCAATGTTCTTGATTAATCGTATTAAAAAGCTTACGATATGCGTCTGTTGTCGGCTCAATAGTCATAGTTTCGCCAATTTTAACATTAGTTGGTTTAACATTATTTGGTGTAATTAAAAGTTTTGCTATGTTGGGGTTAGTTGATTGAGTAGTTGCTTCAGTAGTTGTTTGTGTTGTATTTTTTAGTTTGTCAAAAGTATCTTTAAATGTATTTATAAGTTGACGGGTCTTGTCTTCGTTTTTATTAACCCATTCTAAAATACCACCCTTACATGAACAATTTGGATTAGTATAGTATGAATATATTTTGTCTATAATATTTTCTGCTATTTTTCCAAATTCGCTACGAAACGGCTTATCTTCACTAATTGCTTTAAGTATAAGAGCTAACTCTTCTTGTGTAAATGGCATATTAAATATTCCTTCTATTTAGTCACTTGTTAATATATTTCTTTTAAATAGTATACCACATATTGCATAATTTATAATACTTATAGCAATATTAGACACTATATATGGCATTAATCCAATGAGTGGATTAAAAAATAAACTGACAAACATAGCTATCCAAAATGATGAACATGACGGACAGAGTAATACATCTCGTATAAATGGTATTTTAACTATAAATCTTCTTATATAACCACAAATTTTTGAATTACTCCAAAGTTGCGATGATGCAACTGAAATCAATAAAAATATAATTAGATAAATTAATTCCATATATCTATTATAACAAAAAAGCCTCCCTTTTTTAAGGGAGGCTTTACATATACTAAATCAATTAGAACTTAGGCGCGAATTACTACTCCACCGTAACGGTAAGCAACCTTGTCAGCAACTTCCTTTGGAAGTTTGGTTGCGATGCTACGATCCTTGGCCCAACGGAAATTAGCACCGGGAATGCGAACAGCACGCTCGGTGAGATATGTACCACCGCTATTGCGGGCGTATACGATGAACTTATTTTTTGAATTTTTTCTCATTTTTATTTTCCTTGAACTCTTGGTTTATTGAGTTCTTATATATCTATTATATTCAATATTAGAAATAGTCAATATCTTAATTGCATGTAGTGCGGCCAGGGCAATCTTTTGATTTGAAATAATCACAATAATTACACAAAGGACCAGTTTTCATGCGCCATTTCTCAATATTTTCAGTACCGAGTACTTCATACGTTTTTATAAGAGCTTCAATTCTTGCTATGGCTGACATAACATCATCTTTTTCAATGTTATACTTAGAAACATATAGCAATTCATCTTTCTGGTCAGCACACAAATAAACAATTTCGCATTCAAGACTTTCTACTTTAACCAAATCAATTATCTCAAGAAGAAACTTATAAAAAGAAAGTTGGAATGAGCTATCTTTTTCTTCTTTTGAAGTTTTCCAGTCAATTACTTTAACCTTATTGCCACTCATATGTATGATATCAATTTTTCCCGTAAGAAAAAACTTTCCTTTATAATGAAAGTCAATTTTCTTTTCGCGAAGAACTATATCATCTTTTTTAAAATTTTGTTTACAGTATATAAAAAGATTCTTAATAGCTGGAAGTACCTTATTGCGGTATTTTTCAGAAAACTCATAGTTTTTTATTCTAGAAGCAACAAGTTCTTTAAACTCTTTTAGAGTACAATCATCTTTAAAATTTTCTGCAATATCATGAATGAAATTACCAAAGGCGGTCCATTCAGATTCTTCAACATCGGGATAAAGTTTACGGACATATCGGTAAAACCATCGTCTAGGACATTGCTCAAATGTGGATACACTTGAGGTACTAAGTTTTATATGTTCGTTTTTATTATAAACGAGTGATGTAGTGGTTTTTGTTGTGAGGGTCATATTAATAATCAATTATATAGACTGCTATACCATAATCAAGCAAATCTATAAAATCTTCACAAAAAACATTTGATCTAATAATAATAGTATCAATTTCAAAACTACCAATATCTTCATATTTATCTGATTTTATCACATCAAACGTGGTGCCAGTTATCACACTTATTTTTTTAGCTACTTTTACTGGATCTTGATCTACTTGAAAAAAACCAATAGTATTATCATCGTCGCTTAAATGGTATAGCATAGTGGTAGGACCTTTATTTAATTATATCATTTAAAATTTTATTTTCTTCACTAAATCTAACATCATCATCTAAAACAAACCATCCGTTCCAAAATCCGTCTGGACTAGTGCAAAAAATTCCTTGCTTTCCGTTTGGTGCAATATTAAGGGGGCGACCGAAATCGTCATATTCAACAAGAACCATCTTGTTGTTATAGTGAGCTAATATAGCGATTGCCCGCTTATTTAACCCAACTAAATCAACAAGATGGAATCTTTTACTGAACATTAATATAAACTAATTCCATTTTGATCAAGGCATGATAACCAAGCATTACGTTCCTTGCTTTTAACAGTCTTGAGAAGACAGTCAATCTTTTCAGCGTCTGTTAATTGACGGGGAACACATTTAAGTTCCATACCTGACTTTTTCTCAAATTCGGCAAGATGCATATCACCCTTCATGTTATTACAACATTTACAACTTGCTACCGTGTTGTCAAGCGTGTGAAGTCCACCACGACTACGTGGTTTAACGTGGTCGATAGTTCCATTACGGAATGATAATACCGCATTACAGTATTGACAGCGAAAACCGTCTCTCACTAAGAGATTACGCTTGTTAGTGACGCTAAATGTGTTCTTATGTTTCTTTGTTTTGACATAATACTTCATTATTAGAACGGAAGGAATCTTCCATGACTGATATTGTGAATGGACAATGTCATTGTATTCTGCCATAACAACTGCCTTGTTTTCAACGAGTAAACAGATACTATCAAACCATGGAGAAATATCCAAGAACTCATAGGAACTGTTAAGAACTAAACAACGACATAGAGCCATATTACACCAAATCTTTCTTTATTTGTAAGTTGTAGAGGATAACTTCTTTGTTTATGCTCCAAACTCTGTTAGCTTCTCTGTTCATTTTATCAAAATCTAAGGTATCCATTGGTAAATCAATAGATGGGCCGATGACAAGGTGACGATTGCCTAAAAGTTGGTGAGCTTGATAAGAAACAGATCGTTCTCCTGTTTTAATTGCTAAGGTTGGTAAAGAGGATATATTAGGTATCCATTTTATAATACTAACAAGTTTATGTGCATTGTCAAATCCTTTTGTTTCACCACAGTTAATATTAAGGTTATAAATCTCTGTAAGATCATGTTTTAACCGTAAGGCTTCTACTATAGCGCACATAGATGGATTATTAGCAACAAATCCACCATCTATATACACATCAGAGCCTATTTTATTAGGTGCAAAGTATATTGGTGCGCTACACGATGCAACAACTATTTCATTAGCCATTACTGTATCACACTCTTCCCAAGACTTCCAAAATTTTGGGCGAAATACATCTGGACCATTTATAGCGGCAGCATGAATCATAATCTTAGTTTTTGAACTATTATATTGATACCCAATAATTTCTTTTGTGATCTTATTAAGTTTATCTGCACTATACCATGCTTTCCAAGGAAGCCAGCATTTCTTTTTAAAAATATCAGAAGCAAGTTCTTTATAAAAACTTGCTATCATTTTTGCTGGAATGCCTTTACCGATGGCTGCCGCAAGAATAGATCCAGTAGATACCCCAGCAATCAAATCAAATAATTCTGCCGAGGATTTACCGGTTTCTTCTTCAATTTTACTAAGGATGACGGCAGTCATGTAACCACAACTGCCGCCACCGTTTAATGATAAAAGTCTCATAAATAGCTCCTTTAAAAGCTATTTATCAGAAGTTTTTTATGCACATGTTGAATATCCGCAGTCTTTACATATACAACATCCATTTTCTCTAACAATATTGGTTGACCCACACTCAACACATACTGATCCATGTACTTTAGTTCCGTTTTGTATATACTTTTTAAGTGCGCGAGCTAGTGCCTTTGAGAATCCATCAAGACGACCTTTAACTTTTTCAAGTTGTTGTACAGCAAAACTAATATCACAACCATGGCGAAGATTCATAGATAACATACGAGTTATTGCTTCTTGATCATCTGTTACGTGTTTTGAAATATTATCAGCTTTATCGCCATGTTCATCATTGAATGTATACTCGCCACGTTTTTGTTTAATAACTTCGCCGTGTTTAATTTCTTTTGGTAAGTGTCCGTTCTTACCCGCAAAAATTTCATATGGAGTACCATCATTCCATAAACCAACTATTACAAAATATTCCTGGCCAGTCACTTTTATATGGTGAACATCACACTTTAATGATTTAGGACGTTTAGGAGCATGTGTCTTAATTATGACATCATCCATCTTTACTTCCGTTGGTTTCTTTTCTTTTTCATTTTTAATCATGACACCATCACGACACTTATCACGATACACAGTTATTCCCTTACACCCACTTCTAAAAGCAGTTTCATAAATAGATGCTATTTGCTCTTCGGTTGCTGATTCTGGAAGATTAATAGTACTACTAATAGCATGACATACATGTTTCTGTGCTGCAGCTTGTAATTCTACTCTAGCTGTCCAGTTAATTTCTGCTGATGTTGCACCAGCCCAAGGAGACTGGCTCAAGTCACTATTACCAGTAACTTCTGTCCACATTTGGGCTTTAGGATGCATGATAGTATAGTTCTGCCACTTATCACCCATTGCATCAGTAAAGTCAACGCGGGAGTTTTTGTCAGTCGGATTAACTTTCTTACGACGAGTATATGTTTCTAGAGTAAACAAAGGCTCCACGCCCGATGATGTTCTAGTCATCAATGAAATTGAACCAACTGGCGCAGTTGTAGTTAATGAAATATTACGACGACCACTTTTTACCATTCTCTCATAGAGTAGGGGGGATTCTTCGGCTATTCTCATGATGAATGGGCAATTCTTTTCCTTTTCATTATCATATACTTTAAACTTACCAAGTTCCTCTGCCATATCTACAGATGATTCGTATGCAGAAAGTTTGAGAACTTTATAGATACGTTCTGTCATCAAAATAGATTCTGGCGTTCCATACTTTATACCAAGAGCAGCAAGTGTATCACCAAGGGCGGTGATTCCAGTTCCTGTACGTCGTCCTTCATCATTATTTTTCTTAATACGTAACCAAAGTTTTAATTCTTCTCCCTTAATATCATCTGACTCAGGATCAGTCTTAATCTTAGCAATAATCTGTTCAATCTTTTCCGATTCTAAATCTACAAGGTCGTCCATGAGACGCTGAGTAATCTTAGTGTGTTCAGCAAATAAACTGAAATTAAATTCTGATTTATCAGTAAATGGATTGGTAACATAAGAGAAAAGATTTAAAACCATAAGACGGCAACTATCAAGAGGACTTAAATTAATTTCAGAACATGGGTTAGTACCGCGTGATTTATATTCTTCATAATAATCAGCGGGTGTATTCTCCGTCACATTATCCCACATAAGTAGACCTGGTTCTGCTCGCATCCAAGCCGAGTTAATAATTGCTTTCCAAACTTCAGTAGCTTTTATCATTTTTGTAATTTTTGGTTTAATACCCTTTTCCTTATAATCAACAGGAAAACGTAATTCGTATTCGGTATCGTTTTCAACTGCTGTCATAAATTCTTTTGTGAGACGTAGTGAAATATTTGCACCTGTAACTTTTGTTGGATCATTTTTTATAGTAGCGAACTTCAATACATCTGGATGATGTATTGATAGTGTTAACATCAATGCACCACGTCTACCAGATTGACCAACTTCGCGAATAGAGTTACTGTACCGTTCCATCCAACTAGTAATACCAGTACTTGAGCGTGCCGCATTGCGTGTCATAGAACCAGTAGGACGTAAATTACTCAAATCAATACCAACACCGCCACGACGCTTAGAAATGTTTACTAATTGGTGATCTACAAGCAAGATACTTGAATACGAATCTTCGGGAACATCAAGTAGATAACAATTACTTAAAGTAACATATTGATAGTTATTACCTATACCAAATAAAGGCGATCCTTGTGGAATGATGTATTTGAAGTTTTCCATCAAGTCAAAAATTTTCTGTTCATCAAATGGAGTTTTAAACTTTTTCTTTTCAATACGAGCAAATTCGCTTGCTACTCTTTTAAACATATCGGTTGGGGTCTTTTCGTGTATTAGACCCTCATTATCTCTTAATGCATATTTATCTAAAAATACTTTGGCTGCAAGTTCGTCACCACTAAAATATTCTGTTGATGCTTTAAAAGATTCTTCAAACGTATATGTCATTCTAACTCCTTGGATGAATTGTGTGATTGTTATTTATCACTTGATGTTAATATTGTACATCAGTTAATAACATCTTCAATAGTTTATTTAAAACGTGATATTTATGTTACTTGTTTGTAAAAAATAGGTCCAAGCTTGACATCAAATCTAAATACTGTTTCTGAAGGAGTTATTCTATTTTCTGGAATAAGAGAAAATAAAAGATCGCGTTTATTAGTTTCTTTATCTACACCGATGAACTTCATATCGTCACCCACTACTGCGAATTCTGTGATATATCTATTTTTAATCACAGCAAAATCTTCTTTTGAAATTTCACTTATTGACCCGGGAAGCAAACGAATAACTTCAGCATCATCTGATCCAAAAATTTCTTTTTCTAAAAAATTAAATGTACGGGTTGTAAAGTCATATGTAGCATCTTTTACTTTAAGTTGATTTTCAAGTTCTTCTGTTGCTCTATGAATAATAACCCATCCAGCTTCCATAACTTTTTGCTTAGCAACATCTATATTTGGTATATCATCTGATGGATTAAAATTATATACTTTGTTTTGTAAATTTATGTATCTTTGAACATAAAATATAAGATGATTTGGGTCTTCTGATTGCGTTCGATAACTAGTCCTAATCATATCAACGACTTTATTAGTCGCAGACCCACCAACTCTAGGAAATGAAGTCATTTTCTCAAGACCTTTTGTAAATGGTAATCCAAAAAAGTTTCCGATACGAAGTACACCAGTAAAAATTCCAAGACCAGATGTTGTTGATGTGTCAGTCTTGACAGAGAATTTAATAGATTTTTCTATATCGATGGGAATTGGTGTATTAGTTTTTGCTTCAACACGCAACATAACATCACCTTTAATCTGGTCGCCAGTTTGTCCTGTTTGAGAACCGTCAGCCACCACATAGAATATTACATTATCAGGTGTGTGATTTGTTAGAATTTGGACAATGAACTTTTCAATGCGCTTAATTGCACTTGTATTAGCAATCTGATTTACCATCTGATGAATTGTATTTTCAATATCAGGAATTTGTTTTGATTTTGGACCAAATGCATCTTTAGCAGTTGCTTTTAAATTAATGATGACTTTGACCGCAAGTTTATTACCAGGTTGAATGTGTGGTAGTTTGTTAGCTATCCACCCATCATCCGCAATGTTTGAATCTATAGTTTGTGTGAAAGATTCTTTAGAAGAAATAATAACTTGCTTACGAATCGTGTTTAATTTATCTTTATTAATTTTACCATCAGCAATATATAAAGCCACACCAATAGCAAAAATGCCTTCCATAGCATCGCCAGCATTGAACTTTGATGCTTCAGAAAGAGCTAACGATTCTGAGAAAAAATTGTAAAAACTCATATTATTTCTTTCCACACCCACAACCACCACGCCGAGGTACTACTTTCGGTAATGGTGGTGTAGGTGATGTAATTTGATGTGGAGGCACTGTTGGTGTTGGTGGTTGGGGAACCGGTATAGGTATAGGCACTGGAAGTGGCTGTTGTATAGGAGCAGACACAGTTGAATCCACTATCTTCCCGTTTCTAAATTTCTTAATGAATGCCATGTTTACTCTCTAAAGAATATATTTGATAAACTTTCTCTAAGTGATTTTGTTTCAAAATATGTCTCAAGTACTTCATTTTTTTCTTTCCCTCCAAGTATATCATATGTTTCTTGGTATCCTAACTTAGCAGACTTTGAAGAAGTATATTTTAGGGGACATACTTCTTTAAACCAATGATCAAAGTCAAGTTTAGTAACTAATGATCTTGCGAGCGAGCCACTCATATGTTCAGTAGAAATTGTTGGAGTGTCTACTGATTTGGCTTTAACTGCCATAGCATCATGTTTAGCAACTTTATCAGCATTAGCTAGTTCTTTGGCGTCTTTTGTTGTTGGTTTAGGAGTAGATTCTTCCTCACGTCCCACATCAATAAATGTGATATCACCGTCAAGCGGATATTGCGCAGCAAGAGAAGTTTTTTGTTGAAATTCTGCTTTATATTTATCTGTTTTGAAGGTTTTAAACTGTTCCTGATAACCAGCAATACGATCACTTCCAGCAAGCCAACCCTTAACAATAATTCCTTGTTTTGATGCAGTTACAAGAATATCAACAATTGATCCGGTGGCTACTGGTAAGCTACTAATATCAACTGCTTGTTCTTTCTCATATACATCACCAATTAACTTTATTTGGGCATCAAAATCCATAGGATTCTTGTTTACATCCATACTTGTAATTGATCCTTTAACAAGCATAATAAATATCATGTTAGCACCGACTTCTTTAAGTTTTTCAAGTCCTTTTTGTATAAGAACATCATGTCCCTTATGCCAAGGCTGAGCGCGACCAATCCAAATTATAGCATTCTTTTCAGATGTAATAACATTTGGAGTTTTATCAACAGACGGTTCTGTAATTATTGGCTCTACAGAAGTTTTTTCTGGTTTAGATATTGGTTCTTGTGTATCCATAATCCACCTCGATTTTTCATCACTAAATATATAGTTAAGTTTTTTCATTAACTTTTTAATATGTTTGGAACGAAGAATATACTTACCATCATCATTGCGATCATATGCTTTAGGATGTCCTAGTTTTGAAAGAACATTACGAGCCATTTTTACTTTTTCAAATTTGCGCTCATCAAGAATCTCATATTCGTCGAATTCTTCACTTGCTTCTTCGTCTAATTCGTCGGTATCCCCGCGTAAATATGCTCGCAATTTCCCTTTTTTTGCATCTCTTATATTTTTATCTGTCTCATCATGTCCGCGTAGTTGATCACGAATATCTCGTAAATTACCGCCAAATTTATCTAATACTCTTTTCGCAACAGAATCAGGATCTTTATCAAACTTAACTAATAAATTGTTAATACTTTCATCTGATATATTATTAAGTTTTAGAATTTTTACAACGTAACCTTTTACCTTTTGATTCCATTCTGGATCTTGGTCTTGAATATTCGCGAAATCTATATCGTTTACTGCATGTGTAGATGGATGAATTTGTAAATCTATATCACTAAGATCATCATCAGTTGGACGTTTGCTTGGAAGTTGTGGTTGTGGTTTTTTAACTATTAAATCTTTTAATTTTGTTATAAGATTGGTAGTAAGAGCCGTCACATTAAGTTCGTTAAGTTCTTCTTCACCAATACTATTATTAAGTTCATCAATTTCACCGACATTAGAGTCGTTATTGATATAATTTTCAATGCGCCTACCGATGATCATCCGAAGCAAATAGACCATATATGCATCACCAATATATTCGGTATCTACTATGCGACTTTGAAGTTTCTTTAACATTTCCTTTGTATAAGCCATTTGATTTTCGGTCTTATCAATAGTATCTGGATCTACAGTAGTAAGTGTCTGTTGCCATTTCTGTTCAATATCATTAAGTTGCTTATTAGCAACATCAAGATACTGCTTGGCTTTTGTACGAGCAATAATATCTGTCGTTGATGAGCCATCAGTTTGTAATTTTTTACGAAGCTCGTCTACAAAAACATTAGTTCTTTCTTCACCTTGCTTATCACTTTGAAACGTCTTACCAATTTCTGCAATTGCTCTATTCAATGCAGCTGGTTGATCTGTTCTTAAACCAATAACATCTTTAAGGAACTGACCGGTCAATGTCTTTTCAATTGCGCCAAGTTCCTTGCGAGTTCCCCATGTACCAGATGCTATATCATGAAATATTTGTGAGGTTCCTTTGATGAACGTTGGACCCGTGGGTAGGTTAACTTTTAGAACCACTCCTTCAATCGGAGACTTGCCTGTAGCATTACCAAGACTAGATGATGTATTTTCAGCATATGCATCAAGTTGCTGTTGAAGTCCTGGTCGTATCTTTTGAATAAGATCCTTAAGGTTCTTTGTATTAGGATCGTTTTTATTCTTTAAAAGAGCAACAGATGATGCAAGTTTCGTTGGACTAGAAATCCAATCATTGATTCCAGAGAATTCAAATTGTAAAGTACCGTTGAGTTTACCATCACGATCAGCATAATAGACCTTCCATTCAGGATCTTCGGGAGTACGTACAATATCAATAAGTATTTCGTGAATATCTTCATTGGCTTCCACCCACGAATCTCCATGTTTAACACTCACATCAAATATCATAAAGGCACCAGAGTTACCTAGCTTACTCTTATTATATTTTGTTGAACAGAAAATAAAATCACCACAATCATTACCTTTATGTGTTAATACTGGAAACATTTCTGACGTGAACTTAACAGGCTCATCAGCGTAACTTTGTGCCTTTTTGAGTCTATCAAGGAATGGTTTGTATTCAGATAAGAACTTGAATGCTTTATAAAAATGAATTGTATATGGATTGTTAAATTTTTCAATATTAGACGAAGTTACTTCTCCAGAATTGGCAGATTCCATAAAGAATTCTGGGTTAAGACCCCAATTTGCGGGCGAACCATCAAACTTTTCTGTCATAGAAACTTTATCATTTGTACTTAAATCAATAGTACCTTTAGCGGCTATGCCTTGTAACTGATGAAGAAACTTAAGTAGTTGAGTGTCTGACATTTCATTAGAACCACTAAAACGTTGAATTGACAACTTCTTTTCGCTTATCGTTGAATCATAAAATTCGTTAAATGACATAATTATCCTTTAATAGCTTTTTGAATTAGTTCTGGTTTTATACCAAGATGTTTTCCGATAACGTTGAATGCATTTATAGCATCTTTATTACCTACTCCACCAGTTTGTGTAGCATATTGTAATTTATCAACAAACATAGACCATATATCTTTAACTCGTTCGGGATGCTTTTGTTGTTCAAACTCGGCCATTTTTACAGCACTAAACATAACATCTTTCGTAACCGATTTGTCTTGCATGATGACTTGTGCAAGCTTATCAAGATCATCGGATGATACACGATTTGTATCTTCAAGGTCAATCGTTTTACGTCCTTTAACTTCGTCTTTCTCCATATCAACTACAATACGAAGTCCTTTTGGTCCAAGGAGAAATCGACCCATGTTAGTAAGTATGTATCCTTTTGATGTCCACTTTTGAATATCTGAATGATTCTTAATTATGTCTGCAAGTTTAATCTTATCATCTTGTGTGAACGGGAGAGTCTGTACTATACATGATATGAATATCTTATGGATAATTCCCTTAATATTCTGTGCAGTATCAACATAACTACTAGACTGTTGAAATTCCATGTGTTGACGATTATTACCCATGTTAACAATATCAATTTGAATAATTTTATCGTTAATACGGGCGGCAACATTAGCTTCTATACCAGCATCATTAACTGCCATTCTAGTTGGATCTAGTTTAGAAATAACTGCTACTACATCCTTCATAGTTTTATTATTAATCAATTCAATATCTATATCCAAGTCACCAAATTCATTCTTGGCTATAGTAGCAGCTGCTACTATATTTGGATCCTCGTGTGCATAACGAGATACTGGTTTTCCTGCTATATCAGCTGCCAAACGAGTTGAACCTAATGTATATTTAGGTTGATAATCATGCGCAATAAGTTTATTAGCTTTAAGAGTGTTAAGAATTTCATCTACCGTAGTGTCAAAAACGGTACCAATATCTTTTTGAGATATTTTTGTATATGTGAGTGGTACTTTAGAATGTTTCTGTAACTGTGGAAGCAACTTTTCAGCCGCCTTACCACCTTCAATAAGAAATTTATGACTCTGTAAAAGACTCATTGTATTTATGCCTGGGCGTCCCGTTGAACACCTTTAGAAGCATTTTGTGCTATTATTGTAGGAAGTTTAAAAAGTTCAAATACAAGTTTCCCATCTACTTCTTGGAATATACCCTTTGGTTTAATAATGTTCTTTTTACCAGGCTTGAGCCGAGCACATATAAATTTATCGTCTGTAGTGCGGTAAAGTCCATATCTAAGACCCTTACGTGCCTCAACGACGTATGTTGGGCCTCCATCTTCTTGCATTTTCCATGCTCTAAATTGTCTCATCTTATTATCTTCGGTTTTATACGCAACAATAGATGCTTCTTCCTTAAACTTCCCCCACCAGCGGGATTCATTGAGTGTTTCAAGGATAATTTTAACTTCTGATTCGGTAAAAGTTACTTTATAAAAATGTTTAAATGACATATAGGCTCCTTGAAGTAGACTTTTAGTATATTTATAATAATTATATCCGAAAACTTGTATAATTAAAGTAGGAGATTTTTTTACAAATGGACACTATTTTCATTCAGCCTATATTTGCACCAGATAAGAAGCGTTTTGAGAGAAACTGGGAGTCATTGACTAGTTTCTTTAAGTATTGTGATACCTATAAATACGATATCAAATTCGCTATTGGTGGTTGGTGTCCAGATGAGTATTGGAATCAGTTTGTTAATTTAGTTAATTCAAGAGACTCTAAAAATAAGATAACATTATTAAGATTTGAGAGAAATTACGGAAAAGCTGTTGTTGTTAATAAACTCTACAATACAGTAAGAGAAAAAAATGTACAATATAAGTATATATTGACATGTGACTCTGATATTCTTTTTCCTAGTGATACAACTAGAATGGTTGAACGACTTGAAAAATTAGCAACCGAATCTCCAACATATACAAGAAAACCTTTTGGTATGGTTTCTTTAAATCAATTGGGTGCTAATTGTCACTGGAAAATATGTTATGAAAATCAATTTACATATGATAACGGACTTGGACAAACTGAAAATATTGTTTACCCGAACGCACCTAGTGGTATAGCAGGCGGTTGCTTATTCATATCAAAAAATTGCTGGGAATCTGTTGGTGGATATCGTCAATTATCAATATATGCCGGTGATGATGCTTATCTATTAGTTGATGCTTATACAAAGGGATTTAGTCATCAGATGTCTGATTCAATTGCAATCATACATCCCGAAGAAAATGATGAATTATATGCTAAATGGAAACATATGGTATGTCAGCGAGATTCTGTTGGTGGTGTTGTACGGGATAATCTTGATTCAAAAATAGAAGAAGCAGAAAATTTTTGGAAAAATCATAAATAACTAAAATATAATTAAGGAACTTTATTATGATAGATTTAATGGATGTAACTCTGAATATACCAGTTAGATATGATACAGATGATCGTATTAATAATATGAATTGTGTATTAAAATATTTTACATCTCATTTTAAAATAAATATAGTTGTGTGTGAAGAATCTGAAGATAAAAAATTTGAATATGTGAAAGATTATCCGAGAACACAATATATTCACATACCGTCATCTAATGTGATGTTTCATAGAACAAAATGTTTAAATGTGTGTGCTAAAAATAGCACAACACCATATATCGCCAATTATGATTGTGATGTATTATTTAAACAAAAACATATATTTGAAGCGGTGCAACTTCTTCGTGATGATAAATTTGACATGGTTTTTCCATATGCTGGTATTTTTTATGAGGTACCAAAAAAATATATAGATATTATGTACACTAGTAACTATAATTTTGATCAAATACTATTAAAAGATTGCAATATAAACCATCCTTCATCTGTTGGTGGTGCTATATTTTGGAATAGAAATAAATTTATTTCTTTAGGAATGGAAAATGAAAATTTCTTGTCGTGGGGATATGAAGATAATGAAAGAGTAAACAGAACTAGTAAACTAGGCGGAAGAATTGGTAGAAGTGATGGTCATTTATATCATATTAGTCATGACAGACTAATAAATAGTTCGCCAAATATCAATACAAATTTAAATAAATTAGAATTTGATAAGGTATCTGCAATGAGTTCTGGTGATTTAATTAAATATATACAAACATGGGAATGGTGTAATAATGGATAATTATACCACCAATAGTTGGATGGACATTTCAAAATTTAAAAACATCGGAAAAAAAATACATTTTATATGTGATGATATTAATGCACCATTAAAAGATGGTGGTTTAAACATATACATTAGCATTGAACCAGATTGTATATATAATGATAAAGACTATTTACTTAGTAATTGGAAAAAATACGATTTTGTTTTTACTTACGATCCTCAATTATTGAGAGAATGTAAAAATTCTAGAATGTATTATTTTGGATCGTCTTGGATAAACCAAAACGAATATAACAATATAAATGTTCTTATGAAAAAATTTAAAATGTCTACTTTAATAGGTCAAAAAAACTTTGCTCCAGGTCATTCATTTAGACAGAAAATTTTACATACACAAAAAGAAATACCTTTTTTGTGTTGTTATAGAAGTGGTAACGAAGGAGGTATTAACCAATATCACAACGAGGTTCTATTTGGTTCAAAAGTAAAATTATTTTCTGAATATCAATATTCATTAGTAATAGAAAATAATAGATGTGATAATTGGTTTACTGAAAAAATAATTGATTGTTTAATTTGTAGAACTATACCTGTATATTATGGCGATCCGTCAATAAGTAATGTTTTTAATACTACAGGATGGATTATTTTGGATGATGATAATATAGATATATTGAAAGAAAAATTAAATACACTAACTAATGAATCATATGCTACATATAAAGATATAATAGAATATAATTTCAATAAAGCATTATATTATTCTGATTTTTATCAAAATATAAGTAGAATTTTAGTGGATTTATGAATTATTGATGTAAATTATATTTTCTAAGTTCTGGAAACTGAACTTGCCAACGTTCAAGGTCAATACCCGCAGTATTAATATAATTATTGTAACTTCCAACTTCTTTTCTGGTTCCACTACGCATATGGTGTATAGATATTCTATCGTCTATAACTTGTTTTAGATTTATGTCCCTACACACACCAGAAATAGCAACATCAATTAAACCATGTTTCTGAACAGGACAATATTTACTAAAAGTTTTGAGAAGATTTGTATTATAATATGGAGCCACGTTTTCTATTTCATTAACATATCTTAGCGTATTAGTATGTGGCCAAAGTGTTCTAGCACTTTTATCATATTCCGGTGATATTGAATGATGATAAATTCCAATTGATTCATTTACTATTTGTCGCATTTTTATAATATGATCGTTACTCCAACCAAAAGTATCATTATTTAAGAACCCAATAAATTCATATTTATTTAATAGTTCAGTATCAGTTAGAACAGAATCCATCATGCCACCAAATTCAACATTTATTTCGCCTAAATATCTTAAGTTTTCACATAGAGGAATCTGTTCTTTTATTGAGCTATTATCTACAACTATAATGTCATGATCATCCGACTTACTAAACTCGTTAAGAATTCTTTCTGTAAAACTTTTTGTATTATATGAAAAAATACACGTTAATATTCTCATTATATTTTCCTTAGTATATTAATAAAGTGATCAATTTGAGGGCTAATATCTTCTCCATTATTACCAATAAAGAATCCGCCTTTATCAATAAATTGTGTGTTTGGTAAATCACCGTGTATAGTATAGTTCATATATTTTATAACTGGATTTTTTGTAAAGTTACCAGCAACTATAGGTCGAAATTCAATATTAGCAAACGAAAGAGCATCAATAATTGGTTTAAGCATATTATCTTTTGTAGTAAACCCAAATCCAAACCACGATGACTCATCATTACATAATTGGTTATCTTGAATACTAATCCAATCTAATTTTAAATCATCAAGCTTTTGTTTTAAATATCTATAATTTTTACGACGGCTATCTACAAACGTATTTAGTTTATCTATCTGTAATAGACCTATGGCTGCAAATATATCATTTGGTCTAAGATTATATCCAGGTAAAACAAATTTAAATGTATCCTCAAAGTTATTTTTTGACTTATTATAAACATGATTAATATCTGGTAGATTTCTAATCCATCCATGTGCCCGCAATGATATCATAATATGATACAATTCTTCGTTATTAGTTGTACAAAAGCCACCTTCTACTGTACAAATATGATGCGAAAAAAACGTACTATATGTACCAATATCACCATATGTACCTAATTGTTTGCCATTATAAGTTCCACCCATTGCTTCACAATTATCTTCAAGTAGAACAAGATTATGTTTTTTACATATATCGGTTAACGCTTTGTAATTACATGGCATACCAAGTAAGTTAACAGCAAAAATTCCTTTAGTTTTTTCAGTTATTGCATCTTCTATATCTGATATGTTAATATTAAAATCTTCTTTTGATACATCAATAAACTTTAATTTTAAACCATACTGTTGAAGTGGATAATAAGTAGTGGCCCATGATATGGCCGGAACGAGTATTTCATCACCTTGTTTAAGTGGATTATCTTTTTTATAAAACATTGCAGCAACTGCTAGAAGATTTGCAGAGCTTCCAGAGTTAGAAAACACGGAATACTTAACTCCCATTTTATTTGCAAATTTAATTTCAAGTTCTTGTGTTATTTTTCCCATTGTACAGTTACCTGTATCAATGACGTATTTAGCGGCAAGTTTTTCATCATCAGACCACGTAGATGTTGCTAACGGATATTTAATTTCCATAATTTTCCTCAAATATATACTTCATCGGTGAATGACACATGTTAATAGTAGCCTTGTCGTTAACATTAGTACTTAACCTTTTTCCCAACAAGAAGGCATTATTTAATACATATATGTCGTGTGAGTTTTCGTTTTTATTGGCATTTTCCATTTGAACTCTGTTATTTGTTGCACATATACACTTAGCTTGATTATAACATATCATTTTTGTTCTATTACGAGAAAACATACTATCAAACTGAGCTTCAAATGTATTAACACCTCTAAAATTTATATCTTTTAAAAAAGATACGTCTTGTTTTCTGAAGACATGAAAGGCTGATAATGAGGCTGGGTATCCCCAATCATATGGTTTATTACACCATTCCCATATTCCATCTTTAATATCAGGTGCTGGTTGGGGCATTCCTGCCGTATAGCAATAATTAATATATGGTGCCAACCTACATGACAAACATGCTATGTCATTGTTAGTAGTGAATTCTTTAAATTCATAATCTGATGTTGAAAAATAATCAATGAATACATCATCATCTACAATAAATGATACATATAAGTGGTCTGTGTTAAATATAAGTTCTTTTGTTTGTTTTACTAAATCTTTTTCATTAACCCAATTAAACTCTGGATGATACTTCATCAAAATATCATAAGATTTTATGAAGTCATCAGATGAACATTTATATAAAATATTTAACGTTTGCTTATCCCAATCTTTAAAATATTTCTTATATGACTGAAGTGTTAAATCTAGTTGGGCAGCCCTATCTTTAGACCATAATAATATATTTATCATGAGGATGCCTTGTTATTAACGAACCAATTATATGTTTTTGTTAGACCATCTACAAGCGTAGTGGTTGCGTGCCATCCAAGACTATTTATTTTTGATGAGTCTAGAAGTTTTTTTGCCATACCATCAGGTTTTGTAGTGTCCCATTTTATATCGCCTGTAAATTTAGTAATATGTTTAACTAAATTTGAAAGTTCAGATATAGATATATCAGTACCGTATCCGACATTTATAGTATCATGTTCATTATATACATTCATTAAAAAAATACAAGCATCTGCCATATCGTCTATATATAAAAATTCCCGACAAGCAGATCCTGTTCCAAAACATGTAACATTTGTGTTATTATTTTTTGCAAAATGAAATTTATTAATTAAAGATGGTATTACATGTCCGCTTTCTTGAGAAAAATTATCATGTGGACCATATAAATTTGTAGGCATGCAACTTATAAAGTTACATCCATACTGTTTTTTATACGATTGACATAATTTTAATCCATATATTTTGGCTAAAGCATACATTTCATTTGTTGGTTCCAATGAACCAGACATTAAATATTCTTCTTTAATTGGTTGTTGTGAAAATTTAGGATAGATACATGAGCTTCCAAGAAATAATAATTTTTTTATTTCATATTTATGGGCACAGTGAAGAACATTTAATTCTATCATGCCGTTTATATATCCAAAATCTACTGGATATGCGTTATTTGCAAAAATACCACCGACTTTTGCTGCCGCTAAAAAAACATATTCTGGTTTATTATTTTTGAACCAATTATCAACATCTAATTGATTTGTTAAATCTACATCTTTTCGTGTTATCTGTAAAACAGATGTATAACCACTTTTTTTTAGATTATCTGATAGTGCTTTACCAACAAGTCCTAATGCACCCATTACTGCTATTTTAGCGTCTTTGTTCATATCAATTAATTATACAAGAAAGTTTATTAATGTCGTTATATTCTTTTAATTTTTGTTGTAAGAGTTCGATTGAAAACTTTACTGGAACATCCCAAAAAATTTGCGTATATCTAGTAAATCCAAATTTATCTACAATAAGTGGAAAAGATGCTTCAAAAAAATACCTGTCTAATTTTGTTTTAAAAAAATCATCTTTTATATTATTAATGTATAAATCAACTATTTCAGCTTTTATAGCATATATAGTACACCACCATATTATATCCAATGGTTTTTCATATGTAAACTTTGCCGTGTCTTTTATTAAATCATTCCATGCTTTTGACATATCATGGTTAATGCTTCCATATATACAGAAACCACCATATGTTTCTAGTTTCTCATTAACTTCATTACGTAAATTAATAAATTTAACAAGATATTCATTTATGTAATTTACATGGAAATGTGACGCCCCCTTATTGTGTATAAAATACACATTCCTGTATTTTTCCTTGCACGTATCTTTATAACACTGTAAGGCGGCTTGATATGCAGATGCATCTGAATTAACCTCTAATTCGACATCGCATATTTTTGATGAAATAATTGGTAATGTTTTATGACACAATTCTATGAATTTTTTACTTGTAGAATGATTAAATCCAACATAAAAATCACAATCATTAAGTCGTGATATAGTTGATATATAAAGTTCATTTAAACTGTCATCATTTAACCACGCAGCATATATTACACAGTCCTTCATAGTTTAATCCACATATACCACACCAACACCAGCCCACGAATACGGTTCATGATATGCTTCAGAAAGTGTTTGTGGAGTTAAATCATTGGTATATATGAATTCTTTAAAATTTTTATGGTCATTTTTAACAAGTTTCCATGTATCTGCAACAAAGCATCTGAGCATATGATGGTTTGGAGAATCAATAATATCATGAAATGCTATCATACCACCAGGTCTTACTAAATTTTTATACATGAGATAATCATTATATGATCCTTGGTGTGAATGATCACCATCTATCATAAGAAAATCAACTTGGTTAAATTCTTTTTTAACTTGTTCAAACATATCTTCACTCTGACTATTTCCAGCCAAATATTTGTACTCGCATTTATTAATAGAGTTAGTATCAAATAATGGTGGGTTTATAACGTCAATTGTTACAAGTTTCTTCGCAAAGTGTGATAAAGTTACTGTACTACCTCCCGTATTGGCACCTATTTCCAAAATATTGTCTATATTTTTTAAATTTAGAAGATTTAATAAACACATCCATTCTGGTTTTTTTTGTTGTATTTTATAGTCCATACCTTTACTATAAATTTGTTCAAGTTCTTCGTTTGTATATTTCATAAAGTTATTTTCATCATGTCTTCGACAAGTGTCTCAAAGGTGTAACTAGGAATCCAACCAAGTTTCTCATTAGATTTTTTTGGATTTCCTAAAAGATATTCTACTTCTGATGGACGATAATATTTAGGGTTTACTTTAATGACTAATTTGTTATCTAAATAACCTTTTTGATTATCACCAATACCTTGCCATTCAATTTTAGTATCTGTTTTATAATCTTTGTTGCCAATTTGGAAACATTTTTCAATAAATTCTTTTACTGTGTGAGTTTCTCCTGTTGCTATAACATAATCATCTGGTTTTTCTTGTTGTAGAATACGATACATTGCATCTACGTAATCTTTAGCATGACCCCAGTCACGATATGCATCAAGATTTCCAAGTTCTAATGGTATAACTTCTTTATTATCTCTAATGTTTGAAAACTGTTGCTGACACCAATTAGTTATCTTTTTTGTTACAAAAGTGTCACCACGACGAGGTGATTCGTGATTAAATAATATTCCATTACACGCAAACATATTATATGCTTCTCTATAATTCTTGGTTATCCAAAATGCATAAATTTTAGCAACACCATAAGGTGATCGTGGATGAAATGGTGACTCTTCTGTATATCCACCCTTTGGCATATTATACTCTAGCCCGCCATATAGTTCCGAAGTAGATGCTTGATATATTTTAGCATTTTGACAGTTTGTTTTAACCGCTTCAAGAATATTAAGTGTTCCTATGGCATCAACTTGACCAGTATAATATGGAATCTCAAAACTCACTTTAACGTGGCTTTGTGCCGCAAGATTATAAACTTCGTCGGGTTTTATTGTAGACATTAAGTTATTTAAACTTACGGGATCAGTTACATCACTATAATGAGTAAAAAACGTTTTATTAAAAATTTTAGGATTATTTATCAAATGATCTATTCGTTGTGTATTAAAAACTGATGATCTTCGTACAATTCCATGAACTTCATATCCTTTTTCTAATAGTAATTCTACAAGATATGATCCGTCTTGTCCATTTGTGCCAGATAAAAAAGCCTTTTTCATAATTTCTCCTATTTAATTATATAATATTTTAATAGAAAAAATTAAAGCGATTTAAGTTGCACTCTTAATTTAGTTAGGCCAGGTTTACCTACATAGATATTAGCATTAATCCATGTTAATGGTATATATGTTTCATGTTTAAATACTTTTTTTATAAGATCATTAGCATCCTTCATATCAATCAAATCTTTTGGAATGATAAAACAAGATTCTCCGCGTTCAAGTAACCTATTCGTTAAATCTCGTCCAGATTCATCTGTCCAATAATTATCAACACACCATATGCGGTGTGGAAATTGGTCAATAACATTATTAATGAAGAATTCACTCATTGTAGCACCACAAGTAGATACACTGTTCTCAAATGCACATGCATCTAATGTTCCTTCACATATGATAGTCGGTGAATCTTTTATAATACGCCATGTTCCCCATATTGGCTTATTTTCTAGTTCTATTCCGTATTTCTCATCTTTTATAAACATATACTTTTGTTGTTTATGTTGTCCCTTACGTGCAAGTACAAGTCTACCTTGAACATGGATAATATTAGATTTTGTCTTATCATAGAATGGAATACCAACATATCCAGCAAGTGGCCCAGCATGCATACACAAAAAATCTTTAAAGATACTTTCTGGTATACGACGGTCTATAAGATACTTTAAACAATATGCTCTATATTTCTCATGACGTTGATTTTCTTGTTCGTCCATAACATTAAATGAAACATTAGGAAGATAAATAGAGAGTTTAGCATTAACCTCTGTATCGGACATGTTTTTAATAACTTGTGGTCTAAATGATGTTCTTTTAAACGCAGACCCATCACTCATTGATTTTAAAACATATGGACGAAGATTCTTATACTCGTCTGGAAAATTCTGCTTTAAAAATATTTCAAATTTATGTGAGTATCCACAATTATGGCAATATACTAGATAATGGTCTGTATACTCTTTAAGATATAACCGTTTTGTATGATCATTACACAAAGGACAACATCCACGATGTAAAAATAAATGACTTGTCTTTACAACTTCACATGCTTTAGCAGTTCTGTAAAATATTTCTTTAATAATGTGTTGTGGAAGCTTCATGTACTATTTTATCATCAATTGTCAATTTGGGAAGCAGCTAATTAATATTAGTTATGTAATGTCTTTCCGCGCTTTTTAGCAATACGGAATTTTTGACTCTTGATGTTATTAATCTTCCGACGAGCATCAGCAAGTTCAGAAGATAGTTGCTGATTATTGCTTTTATATACTCTAACAGACTCTTCTAGGGACCGTATATACGATATTATGTTAGGTATAGAGTCAATCAAATCATCAACTGGGCAATCATCGCCATCAAGCGAAGCATGTGCTAGGAGAAGATCACGGTGTTTTATATTTATTGGGTCGTATCTCATTTTTTTCCTTTGTTAAACTGCCATGGATGCTTTAATAGCTGGGTGACATTGATATCCAATTAATTCAATATCTTCAAATTGGAGGTTTTCAATATCTTCAAGTGTCTTAATATCTTTTGTGATGTTAAGTTGTGGAAATGCAAAGGGTGTTCGTGAAATCTGTTCTTTACATTGGTCAATATGATTAGTATATACATGTGTGTCGCCACCAGAAAAAGTCAATGTTCCCGGTTGTAATTTAGTAATCTTGGCTAAAAGGCAAACTAGAAGGGCATACGAGCTAATATTGAATGGTAATCCAAGAAAAGAATCTACGCTACGTTGATACCATTGACAATTAAGTTTTCTATCTGTTACGTCAAATTGCATCAAAAGGTGACATGGTGGAAGTGCCATCATATCAATTTCAGCAACGTTCCACGCAGATACAATAATACGCCGATCATTTGGGTTATTATTAATTGTGTCAACTACTTTGGATAGTTGATCTATACCGTTGTTAAACTGACACTTTGATATTCTATAAAAATAATCATTTGGAGTGACTTTAAGTGACCTTTTTACTCCCTCGTAATCAGCCCCCCAATGTCTCCATTGAAATCCGTACCCTGGTCCAATCTCACCTTCTGGATAATAATCTAATCCCTTCTTATCTAAAAATTCTCTTGATGTATTTCCCTTCCAGATATTCACACCATTAACTTCAAGTTTCTTTGAATCTGTTTCTCCCCTAATGAACCACAACAGTTCCTCAACAACACCTTTCCAATAAACTTTTTTCGTTGTTAATACGGGAATTGACTTTGATAAATCAAATTTAAGGTGTGTACCAAATATACTCTTAGTGCCCACACCAGTTCTATCACCTTTAACTGTACCATCATTAAGTATATTTTGAAGAAGATGAAGATATTGGTATTCTTCATGTTGCTTTTCCTTGCGAAGTCTTTCAATAACTGAAAATTCTTCATCGGTAATTTTGTTCATATCATTATTATATTTAATAACATAACAAAGTCAATTGCCAATAAACGAAAAAAACTCTACTAACACTAACGTTAGTAGAGTTTATAAAAATATTAATTAAGTTATTTTTTTGGTTTACTAATTTCTTTAAGTTTATTCTTACTATTTAATTTACCACGGATATTTTTTATATGATCAACCATTCCTCCGTCCACGTACTTAAGCATGTGATCACCAAAGCCAGACATTTTACCTTTAATTGTTTCAATTCCCTCAACTGTTTGTTCTAACCCAACGTGGTCACGATACCATTCTCGTAAAGCAAATATACAGTAGATTAATACTACTACACCTGCAACTCCAAGTATATAAGGAACTATTCCGAGCATCCATGCGACAGTTGGAAGGCACTGTGCGACTATAAGCATTATTACGGCAACTCCACCAACTATTGCAGAAGCTTTAACAGCCACAGGTCGAAGAAGCGGAAATCCTATCGCTACTCCACCAGCGATTATTGCTATAAGTCCACATATCCCTGCCATCACCCATAACTTTACTTGCCATGCTTCAATTTTAGCGTTTTTAAGTTCAACTTCTTTATCTTTTACCTGCGACATATACGCAATCGCGTTTGCCTTCCACTGCTGGGAATACGCCTCTGCAAGTTGAACTTTAAGCGACAGAGATTCTTTTTCATAAGTTAGTCGTGTTACTACACTGCCGGGTGAATCAATAATTTTTTTATCAACTATCTCAAGTTTTTTCTGAATATCCGCAATTTTTTGTTCTTGTGGTGACTTCTCGGCTACTGGTTTAGGAACATTTTCAGTAACCTTATTATCGGTGCTGGATGTCTTTGAATCCTCTCTATTTGCGCAGCCACCGAATGCAAGTAGTATGATACAAGTCAGTAGTATTTTTTTAAACATAGGAGATTCCTCATATGTATATTTATAATAAATACCGTCTAAAAATATAATTAGAAATTTAAGGTACTAGTCTTTTTCGGTGGTTTTGCTATTTGAATATAAGGAAGTCGGCTTGATATAGAGTTAATAAGGTTTTTATGTACTATATCTTTTGGGCCAGTGAAAAATGGTATCTCAAAGCGATTACACACCATTTCAACGTTACCCTTACGATAGAATCCATCCGGGCAACCAACAATAATCTTTTTAGAGTTTGCGTGTAAACCGAGTTCTAACAGACTTATAGGTGACTTAGTAAGCGGATCAAGATACATAATAATGACTTCTGCAATTTCTAATGCTATCATTTCCCAAGACACTTGTTCGTTAAAACGAGGATCAGATACTTCTTGTTTCCATGACGAATCCCAATCATCTCTACGCGGATTGAATACAATTACATTGCGCTCATCGAGATATCTTTCAAATTTGGATTGCCAGTTTTCACAAACACCTTGTTCAATTGAACCGGCTAGAAAAACTGAACGGGGAACTATACTATTCACCCGTTGATGTGGAAGATAGTTGGGTGATCTAATTATCATTTACTTGTAACTTTCGTCTGGATACCTTGAAGTATTTCCCAATGCTGTTTGGAAATTAAACCAACTTGCATAAGTTGCATACCAATAATAAACCATTGAGTTGGATCAGCTTCAAGGCTACTTACCAATTCCGTAATTTCTACTGAATCAGCAAATCCAATAGATTTTCCTTGGTGAGCAAAATTCTCCAAAAGTCGGAGAACAATATTCCGCAATTGTGTAGTTTCAATATTAAGAGTCTTTTTCTTGGTAATTTTCTTTTTCATATTTTTAGTGGGGTATTGAGTTTAGAATATTATTCCAACCATCTTTTGGATTCATCGCCCGATCATCAATGATAATATGGTAATGTGGTTTATTATTAATTATGTTATTATATGGAATATTATAAAATTTAAGGTAGCCAACCATTTCCTCTTCAAGAGTTTGTGATGCCCATTGTTTCTCAAGGGCAGTTGGGTGGAACGCTAATAACTGACGTTTAACAGTTCCTACTACTTCTGGATTTGAACGACAACTATAAATAGTTATAGTATGTCCCGCATCATATAACTTACGTAGAACTTCAACACAACCAGGTTGTGGATCTTTTTGAATTGCTTCAGAAAATTCTAAATTAGGATCAGTAATAGTTCCGTCAAAGTCTACGTAAATTTCCATAATTAGTTCTTTGTAGAGTCTTCAATCTTTGGAGTTGAATCCTTACGAGATGAGAGCAAAACTGAAAGGTTGATGTTAAGGCACTCTGCAAGTTTATCTAAAAGAACAATTGGGTTTTCTGAAATGTTCTTCTTGATTGATTCGTTAAATTTGTCAGGAGTACGTAGCCATTTTTCAGGTGCGCCACGTTCCTTTTTAACGAATTCTACGAGTTTATTTGATATTTCACCATCATCCCATACAGTTATTGTAATTTCGTAAGCCTTCTTCGGCTTCTGTGGTTTTGTTGCTTCGTCGGCGGGCACATCCGTTGACGGGTCGCGTTCTTTTCTTCCCATGATTCCTCCTTGTTAATATATTATATGAGAACAGATAAAAAAATCAAGCAGGTATTTCTGTAGTTGTTGTATTATTTAAATCGTGCCGAAATTTATGAACGATTTTGTAATTACGCTTCTCGCTATATTTCACTACATCAATCTTCTCTTTTAGAATCTCGTCAATAGAGCCTTCAATAGTAATTAAATTCCATTTCTTTAAAAAATATACAATTGTTTTTAAACGAAGTTGATCAATTTTACTATATGTACTTGGTTTACCTTGGAGAACAAACAACTCCTTAAAGTGACAAATACGATACTCTATATTTCCATCTTTTTCAACTTTAAAACAATAACACGAGGGGTAAATCTTTTTACTGTCATGGTTAATGATACCAACTCGCTCTAATGTTTCGCATATAACCGAATATTCGGTTAACAATTCAACTTTAATACCCATATCTGCAACTGTAATCATTACCTGCCTCCAAAAGATTTGTGAACTTGGTTTGCCCATTCAATGCCCATAAGTTTTATGTATTCTCTAGCTTCTTTTAAAGAGCATTCGTAATATTGTGATACATCCTCTTCATATTCCTCCCCAGCAATTTGTTGTTTTATATATGGATCAAATGATGTTGTTTGTGGAATTAACTCAATTAATAATTTATAAAAGTTTTTCTTATCAAAAACATCTTGTAAGTGATTAACACAGTTAACTAATGGACATAAATCATTATTCATAGACAAAAAGCGAGAGGCTATAAAGTTATTATATACAGATTCACATTCGCTTCCTTCAACATCCAACAAATTACCCTGTTTCTTTGTTTTTATATCTCTTAATACATCAAACAAAGCAGTAGATTTAGGCTTATCTTTTTTCTTTAACCCTTCACGTTTTTCCACTTAAACCTCACTAGTTATTTTGTTATTGATCTGATTGATCTGATTGATCTTCAACTATTACTTTTGCTTTTCGTCCCTTTGGAGCAACAGCGACTTGTGATGCTGTTGCTTTAACGAGTGCCATCATAGTAGTCATTTGTTCCATCATGGCTTTATTCTGATCAGCAAGCATCTTATTTTGCTCTTGTACAGCACCCATCATTATTTGCTGTTCAGGATTCAACGGTGGGGCTTCCTCGTCAATGGATACACCCGTTCCTGATCGTAACTTGTTCATAATCTTTCCATCTGCTCCACTAAATTGAACACCACGAAGATCGTCCGCTGTTATTTCTTCGCCACCAACTGGTGCTGATGGAACATACGCTTGTGATGATGGTGACCCGTATTCGTTGTTTCGTAAAAGTTTATCGGGAGAAGGTGGGATACCTTGTTGCCCTGGTTGACGTTGACCACCAAACGGTACATATGTCCAAAAATTAGACCCTTGACCCATATTTTTAACAATAGATTGTAGTCTTGTTGCTTTTGTTCCATTAACTAATTGGTCCATCATACCTGGGCGTTTATTAAATGTTGAAAGAACAATATGTTTAGCAGTTTGTTCGTCTGTAGCAAAAACAAAGTAAAAGTTCTGAACACCAGGTTGAAAGTTTTTGGCTTCAACTCTACCTGTTGTATCAATAACCACAAGAAATATTTCCGACATAATGATATCCTTTATTGTTGTATCTATTATATCAGTTTTCTTTGTAACCGCTAATGGTTTTTGTGGTTTAGATATAATATTTGGTTTTGGTGGGATTATTGGCAAGTTTATATTATCATTTGATGATAAATTTACCAACGATTTTTCTTCGTCTTCGTCTTTATCTTTAAGAGGAATTATAAGTTTCTTTGAACCAAATAATACTTTAAAAAAGTCTAACATTATTCACAAATCTCCTTGCAAATAGAAATTACACATGTAATAAAGTTTATTTCAGGATCAATAACAATTGAATGCCATCGGGCGGCATCTCCTACCGCCAGCATAATATTCAACTTCTTTTCATTTTTTATATCAGATGCTCTATTAAATAGTATTTTATATAAATCATTATAGTCTGCATTACCAACTATTTCTTGCCTAATTGCCTTAACATTCATTTCTTGTATATATTGAATTAACTTATTTTCAATTGCATCTCCTTCAAGATCATCTTTATATTGAAAGATGCCACCAATAGTAAGTTTTTGTAATGCGTTGATAGTGCGACGAATATCTGGATGATATTTGTTTATTAATTTAAGTAAATCATTTTTTAAATTTGGTGAAGTTATACCTTCTTGTCTGAGAATCTCGGCACACCGCCTTATAACAGATAATTTAAGTGTTTTTTCATCTGCTGTAAAAGTAAACGTCTGACATCGTGACTTGATTGGTTCAATTATTTTCTTTTCGTAGTTACATGTAAGAATGAATCTACTGTTATCAATATATTCTTCCATGGTGTTACGCATAGTTTCCATTGCTTGCCACGTCATACCATCAAACTCATCAAAGATAACAACCCGAAGTCCTCCAAACGATGCCATCGAACAAAACGAATCAACTTTATTACGAATTACATCAACACCTTTTTCTTGTGATGCATTTATATAAAGTATATTTCCTTCGTCTGTGATTGCTTTGGCAATCAATTTAGCACATGTACTTTTTCCTGTGCCTGGACGACCACAAAAAAGTAAATGTTGTAGTGTTTTATTATCTATAAATTCCTTAAACTTAGCGAGCATTATCGGATCACCGATAACATCATCTAAATTTTTTGGTTTGTATTTTTGGACCCATGGGCTATCACTAATTGTCATGAACAGATTCCTTATATGAGGGTACGAATAAAATATTCTATGTTATAAAGATTTTCGGTTTTTTTAAGTTGTATTACTTCGTGATAAATATTGAATAATGTTCCTACTGAAAGAACATTTCCAAAGTGTTCCTTATTAATTACTACCTTAAAATCCGATGTAACTTGAACAGGTATTTTCTTTATAAAACTATTACCACGAACATCTTTATCTGCTACCGTAAGAGTTATAAAATTTTGTGATGTGTTGCTTTTAAATATTATATGTTTATGGTCAAGTTTTCCAGCAGCAATTAAAAATTCTTTAAACGACGAATCACAAGTTAGAGTTGAAAGAATAGGTGAGTCAACATCGCCATCTTCGCCTCGCTTTATTTTTGATATATCTGCTCCGTAATAATCAAGGTAATTTTCATTTGAACTTATTGATGCTATTTCAGGTGCCATCTTTATTTCAAACCCACTCTTAAAAATTTCTATTAACCCTACAAAATCTTGAAGTTTTGAAATACCGTATTTAAAATCATTATTAATAGTGAATCCGTCAAGAATACTTGAATCAAAATTAATTCTTGCACAAACGGTACCAATACTATTAAGTGAATTTATAGAAAGTGATTTCTTTTCACCTGTTTTAAACTCAAGAATTAATTTTTCAACGCCGACTTTTGTAAGTGAATTTAATGCTGTAATAAATGCTTTGGCGTTTTCTTCTGTAAACGTTCCAGAAAGGGTTGGAATTGATGTATTCGCAATAGACATATATGGAGTTTCCTTCTATCCATTATATGTCACTGTTTACTATAGTCAATAGAACATTATTCTTTTATTTTTTGAAGTAGTTGATCTTTACAATCTATTACATAACCATTATTTATAAATTTTTCAGTGTTAAAAATAATTGATGATTTTATTTCTGTTACATTTTTCCCACCAACAGTTTCAAAAAAATCAATAAGTTTTATAGGTGTTCCAAAAAAACTTATTTCATTTTCATCACTTTCATTAATATATTTAATTATATATTCTGTAAGTTTTCCAACATCTGTAGGAAAAATATATTGATCAGGGTCAGCAAGCATAGTTTCTTTATTTTTTGCCTTATTTTTCAACTTACTTACAATATTTTGTGTATCGTTTTTGTCATTTGAAAAGAGATTAGCAACACGTATTATGTTTACATTAAGTCCTTTTAAATGATATTCCATATCTTTTTTAGATTGTGTGTAAACAGATTTGTCATTTTCTCTGAAAACATAATCTGTACTAATTTGGTAAAATTTACAACCAATCATTTTTGATTTTTTCGCAAGAGCAACTGGTAATTCAACATTACACCAACGTACTTCATTATTATAATTAACTAATTTTTGAACATCTGTAAGTGCTATACAATTTATAACAATCATTTTTTCGGGTTGACATATAACTGGATTTATTTTTGTTAGTTCGATAAATAATTTCTTAACATCTTCATCACAATTTAATCTCTGAAATATGGGAATAACGTGATAATTATGGTATCCCATGTTATTAAAAAGATTTTCAACAATAGCTTTACCTAGTCTACCATCAGCACCTAATATAACATATGTTGTTAAATCATCGCTAATTTTCTCTTCGTGTCTAATTTCATCAATTGGACTTTTCTTATTTTCGCCCATAAATAGTGCATCTGGAAAATTCATAGTTTTTATTGAATTATTTTCCAAATTTCTATATGAATGAACAATACCAGTAGAAACAGAAACATTAGTTATTTTATTTGGATCTGTTATATGGTATTTCATTTCTCCTGTTTTTGGATTATATAACTGATATACCATTCTTGAATTCCAAGTAACAAATTCATCAGTTTGTGAAACATGTTCATGTGGTCCACGCAGAACTAAAGAGTTTGTTTCACTTATATAACACATTTTTGAGTTATGTGTTATGTCGGAATCTGTTCGGAAAACTTCAGATACCATTCCTCTTGTATCATTGTACGTTTTTAAGCATCTAATTTTTACCTTACCATCAAAAAAATCACAAACTGTTTGGTAATTTATTGTTTTATCCATATAATTATCTATAATCCTCTTTCTTCATAAAATAAAATTCTGCGGTGTGGATAATGGCATTATCAAGTTTTATATCTTTAAAATATTCGTCAATTTCTTTAGTTGTTTTTAGTGCGTAACAAAGGTCGTGGCCTAGACGATCTGGTACATATTCAATTTGTGGTGTTACGCCAGTACATAAACCTATGGCATCAGTGAGAACATCAGCTATATGATTATTTGAAACAAGACCATTTTTATTAGCAATATGTAAAACATCAAAGTTATCAAGAATAGATACCTTATCAAGAATTATCTTCGCTGTAATATCAACAGGGGTCCATTGGCGCATATTTAAACCTGTTCCATATACTTTTATTGATTCTCCTCTAAAAGAACGTAAACAAGAAGCAGGAAGCATCTTTTCTGGATGTTGAAACATTCCAAATTGATTAGCCATTCTTATAAAATGTACAGGAATATTAAATGTACGACGCATCGCCATAAGATAAGCATCTTGAGCGACTTTTGATGCACTATATGGATTGCTTGGATTAAAACTACTATTTGTATTAAACCAATCCTTTTCATCAACTTCTATAGGAAGATCACCATATACTTCATCGGTTGAAATATGATAATAACTACGAATTGAATTTAAATCATCAAACGACAAAAGTAGTCGTGACGGAATAATAGAATTTTCTTCATAATTTGCTGATGGATTAGATATGCTGTTATCAACATGACTGTTTGATGCTAAATCAAGAATATCCCAATCGTAATTTGGAGAAAATCTAGTATGATTTATCATTTCATTTATATTAATATCTAATCGTTCAATTTGTAATCCATCACATAATTCTTTGTATATTTCACGATTATATAATGTTGCATATCCCAATTTATCAATACTAACAACACGATCATATTTAGCTCTTAACTCGGGAGTCATTTTCAAAAGCACATTAATTCCTATGAAGCCTGCTGTTCCGGTTAGTATTAGTCCATTTTTCATAAGTTTCCTTATATATTATTATAACAAGAAGGAAGAGTATTTCTACTCTTCCTTTTGTTATTTTGTACTTTATGCTTTAAAAATTCACTTCATATCAAGATCATCAAGTTGTGCAAGTAACTCATCATCAGTTAACTGCTTTGTAGGAGCAGGTTTCTCTTTTAAAACTGGTTGACTATTCGGTACATTAACAACTGGAGAATCAAGATCCACTGCTTCGTTCAACGAAGGACGGGAACTCATAGGACGACTTGTGGTCTGTCCTGTGGCTGAATCATATTCGCGCTCAGTCTTTACGGGTTCTCTACCTTCCATAAGATCCGTAAGTTCATCATATGACTTTGGACCTTTTCCAAGAGCGAATTTATTAAGATCAATAATTCCATTACTAATACGATCAAGTTCTATATCATCATTGGTAATAGGAGTTGCTTCAGATGCAAAGAAACTAGACTCGTAATTAGGATGTTCGCCTTTCTTTTTAATAACAAGATGGAAATTAAATCCGTCTTGGACCGCATAAAACTTTTTACCTTGTTCAACAAGAGCTTCCTTAAGGCGGTCATGTACCTGTGGACCCATTTCCCACACAAGAACCTTACCTTTCTGATTTCCCTTATCAATAGGACGAGGATCTTCTACAACAAGAACATTAACAAAATAACGTGGCTTGTGATAGAAACGACGAGCAGTGTCCTCTTCGGCCTTTGATGCTGTTTTATCATTAACTTTCTTAAAAAGTTCGCGTGATTTTTCACATAGAGGGCACTTTGCTTTATTATCTAACGTAGAAGGACATAATGCAAATCTTTTTATTCCTTGTGGATTTGGAAAAATATGAACTAGTGTTTTAACCCATGGTTCATCAAGTCCACCATTTACAAATGTATTTGGAAGAATTCTGAGAACATATGTTGTTTTCAACCCAACCAATTCTGATTTGAATTTGATTTCATCATATGTTTGTTTTGGAGCCGTTTTCTGCTCCTTGGCTTCTTGTTCTGCCTTGAGCTTAGCGCGAAGCTCGTCTGCATTAACGGTTAGATTTTTAAGTGATACTGACATAACGGTTTCCTTTTGGTTTTAGTTTTGGTTTAGTGTTCTTCGTATAACTACATATTCATTATACGTAGGTTATTGTAATTACAATAGCCTAATATTTGATTTCAGTTTATTGATCTCATTCTTGCGGATTCTTTTAGCATTTCTTTATGTTCAATTGTTAATTTATCAACTGCTTCTTTTTCTGTCATATTAAAATAATTCTTCATTTCTACTACAACATCCCAAATATCAAAGCGATGTATAACAACTAAATTGTTAACCATCTTATTATAAGCATTATTTATAACACTATTAACTTCTGATATCGGCATATTACATCTATTTGATATTTGTTCAAAAGTAAGTTGGTTTTGGCGTGAGGATTTCATATGGTGTTCCTGTTGGTTTAATTTAAATATTAATATCTTTATTAGACTTTTTAAAAGGCACTTGTTTTGAAATAATAGATTTATTATTCATGTCTTTTAAGAGAGAATTTTGTTCATCTGTCAATTCGGCACCAACAAGTGGATCTTCACCATCAGAAATTCTCATATGGTCAAAGTCAACATGGATTTTTAATCCACCACCATTTTTAGACCACCTTGATTTGGCTATTTCCCACCACATTTTATTTTGTTTGTCTAATTCATCATTACGACTTACCATAATCATAAGATCGGCAGTCATGGGAATTCCCATTGAATCTGATGTATTTTCAAGACCTAATTTTTCTTGATTAAATCCACCACGATTTACCTGTACAGCAGAAAACATAGGAACTCCTAATTTACACCCTATAGCACGAACTTCTTCTGATACTGTTTTTAATTTTCCATATGAGTTATCGCTAAACGATTTACCATTTGGAATCATAAGACCAATATAATCAACACATATAAAATCTGGTTTAAATCCGTTGCGTTTAATTTCAAATTCGCGTATCATTGAAAGAATATTATGTGCTGAAATAGAAGCTGGTGGAAACTCTTTGATAATTAATCTTCCGATATCTTTTCCACGCCTCTTTGCATCTTCTACTTTGTTTGTGATAATTTCTTTTAAACGATCAGCGTTTGCAGGAAGGTCTGCAAGTGAAATATCGGCAATGTTTGCATCTATTCTATTTGCTAACATAAAATCGTTTATTTCAAGAGTCACATAAAGTCCATTATAACCTTGTTGGATTAGACTTGCTGAAATAGCACCAAGAATTAATGTTTTACCTACATTAGTAGCAGCACCAAACATGATAAGAGACTTTGGACGCCAACCACCACCAATACGATCATTAAGTGTGGGGATTCCAGTATCTATAACTAGCGTTTTTTCTTTTAGGTTTGATATGCGCCGGTCAATATCAGCTATATATTCAAGTCCAACATCATCATCAAAGTTTACGTGTGATGCTTCAAGTATCTTCTGAACCGCTTCTTGTCTTTTACCTTTTAAGAAAAGATCAGATGCTTCCATTAGGGCATTTTCAACAGATTTATCTACAATCCATTCTTTAGTCATTGAACAAAGCCAATCAAAATGTTCTTCATACTCTTTTTGATCAAATGGTATTTCAAGAGCATTTTCAATGGCATTAACTGCTTTTTCTTTTAGTTGTTCATCACCATTACAAATTTTTATTAGATATATATCACAAATCATTTCTACTGTTGGTAACTTCTGTGTTTTTAAAAAAAACTTTTTAATAGTGAGAACTACTGGTGCTACTTCTGGCGAAAAATAACTATGTTTTATTTTATCACAAAATTTACAAACAAAATCTAAATGTCTTAAAAGTCCTTTAAGTATATAAAGTTCGTTCTTGTCTATATCTACCATCATGCACGCTCCTTAAATAAGTATACATGAAGGAAGAAATATTACAATACGTTAGTTTACTTTAATGATTTACGGCCACGCTTTTTTGGATTTTCATCATTTTCCGTTTCATCAGTAGTTTCTTCTGATTTATCTGCACTAATATCATCCACGCCATCTATAAGACCGTCAGCCGCTGATGAATATCTATTTTCTTCCGCTATTTTATCACATAATTCATTAAATGTTGGTTCCCAATTAACATCTGTATATAAGTTTCCAGTTCTGACTTTTTCACCAGTATGTTTAATGATATACCAGCCAGGTGAAGATTCAATAATAAATCCATGAACAAGAGCGTCCTCTAAAAGCCCATACCACTTATTCATACCACGAGTAAATGAAATTTGAAACTCGGCTTCTTTACCTTCAGGAATTATACGATTCTTCTTTGATCTAGCTTTAAGAATAACACCAATAGTACGTTTTACAGTTTTTCCAGTTGCTAGATTTTCTGTCTCTTCTTTTTCTGGACGCTTGTGCATATATACAATGACAGATGCTGTGTAAAGAAATCCAGAACCGCCAGAGAATACTTGTTCTGGTGGTATAGCAGGGTTTTGGCCTGGTTTAAGGTAAATATGGTTAATAACAACCATAGTACCGTTACAACGACCAAGTTCAGCCGTAAGAATTGCTGCAAGTGCCTTAAGTTCTTTAGCCTTCATACCTTGATCATGACCAACCTTATCATTTTCAATATCACCATAAAGTTGCTTATCAGATACTGCATTTCCGAGAGAATCAAATATTACAAGGAGTTTTGAATCTGGAAACAGTTTATGGGTTTCGCGGAGTACCTTAACTAGATTATTTTTTATATCTGAAATGGTATAACAAAATTCTAACTTAATAATGTTCTCAGGGTCAGCACCAACCTTTATAAGCATTTCACCAATTGGTGAGTTTTCTGTTTCTACATAGATTACTATATAACCAGCTTTTTGTGCCTCTCTAGTAATGTTACATCCAAGATATGACTTACCAGTTGATTCCTCACCAGCAAATGCGGTAATAAGTCCGGCGGGAATACCCTTACGAGGGTCGCCAGAAATTATCTTATTGAGAGCATAACTTCCAGTACTAATCCATTCTGTAACTCTAGATGTTTTTGAATCTGATAAAACAACTAAATCAGCGAAAAGCTTCTTATCTGAACCTTTAAGTGCCTTAATTACGTCAGCAGCAGTCGGTGTTTTTTGAGTTATTGCCATAATGCGTTCTCCTTAATCCATTATACAACATCATATAATATTTTTCTATTATGTATAAATATAGTAAAGGCATCATATGGACAACAATTATAAAAACCTCATCAATGATATAATTACGGACGGTATTGTTTTTGGTGAAGCATATGAAGTAGATGATAAAGAACATTTCGCCATTGCTCCTAATGATGTGGTACGAGTTGATTTGCGCCCATTTATCAACAAAGCAGAAGCAGATTTAAGATCAGTTTATGGTGCTAACTATGATCAGATAAAAATTGATGATGTTACTGGAGATGTTATAATAAACGGAAAGCCAGCACATACAAATAATGTCGCAAGTACCGATATTAAAACAGTAGATAATAAAGCAGTAGATACTAACACTGACGAAGAAATAAATCCAAAAACTCGTGAAAATGTAGTGGAGTTTCTGAAAATGCTTAAAGCAAATGGATCTTGGGATAAACTAGGTAGTCTTGATACTGAAACTAAAAAGAATATTGCTGACCAAGTTCTTAATGCACTTACACAAATTGCGCTCCGTCAAAAAAAAGACAATATAAAAGAACAAGATATAAATTTAAACTTTGAAGAAAATATTCTTCTTGAAACACTTGTTATTTTGGAAGGTGTTAATGAAGCATATATAAGACTTGACGAATTAAAAAATATTGTCAGTAAAAAGAAAATGGCTAGTAATGTTGATAAAAAAGTTGCTCCAGCTAGTAAAACTCCAGCTAGTAAAACTCCGGCTAGTAAAGTTACTCCAGCTAGTAAAACTCCAGCTAGTAAAGTTACTCCAGCTAGTAAAACTCCAGCTAGTAAAGTTACTCCAGCTAGTAAAACTCCAGCTAGTAAAGTTACTCCAGCTAGT